TTGTTGTTTTTTTTTAGTAAAACATATCTTATTATCACATGAATGTGTATAAAAGAAAAGGCTACCAGTAATTAAACTGATAGCCTTTAAAAGATAGAATATTCTACAACACCTTTTGAAATTGTTGCCCCTAAGGGCATAAGTTGATATAAAAATCTACTCCTTTCTTACTTTAATTTACTTTTATTTTATGTATAATATTGAAGTAAGTGTTGTATATCACTAATCTTTGTGTGGGGATGAAAGGACTCGAACCTTTATTTGATAGTACCCAAAACTATTGTGTAAACCTTGAAGTAACTCTTATAATACACTACCCCTTCGGGAGAACATTCATAAGAGGATAAAACTTGCTTTTATTTCACCACATCCCCATTTTGTTTTAATTGTGGAGGGAATTGGACTTGAACCAATGACCCGTAGCTTTCAACATGCTTTTGAAGTAACTCTATTCTACACCAACACATTACTGTGGAACATTGAACAAAGTGTAATTTTCATTTATACTGCTCTACCAACTGAGCTATCCCTCCAAGAAAAAGACATCATAGAATAGTGCAAAGAGTAATATTGCCATATAACCATTTATGAAGTAACTCTGTGCTTCACTAATGATGTCCTTATAAGAAAATGCCATAGAACATTTAACAGATTGTATAAATCGAGATAAATTAAAAGTTTATTGATGTAAATCTGTAATACACTAATGGCATTATAAGTTAATGTTGTAAGAACAACTAACAGACTATTTTTGGTAAACTGATTCCTATATTAGTTTGAAGTAAGTCTATTATACACTATACAACATTATATTTACTGTTCCTCAAACTTATTCTGCAAGCCCTCTAAAGCTGCAATATAAGTTAGGAAATGCTCTGACCAACCTGAAATCTCAGCAGTCCATCTACCTCTATAATTCACTCCCCTTGTATTGGCTGATACATCACAAATGTAATTGTAAGTACCAAAAGGCTCAGGAAGGATAGAACTATTATACATGTGGTCTATATCCTGTGAATCTGAGAAAATGATGATTCTATCAAAGTGGACACCTTTAAACTTAGCTTTACACCAGTCTAAACATTGTTTGGTGAATATACCTCCACCTCCAATATTATTTCTTGTGTCCATGATTTGCTTGAATACACCAAATCCCTTTTGGGGATATTTGATATGTTCAGATGCTTGAATCCTTTTCCCATCATCACCAGCAGTTGCTACTAATTCATAGTCCTCACACTGATTAATAGCTAACATAGCCATTGCACATGCTTGGTCCATTCTGTTGAATTGTGACCCACCAGAAGTAAGACTACCCATAGAACCACTGACATCTACTATAAACAGGGTTTTACCTGGAAGTTTAGGTAGATTCTTATATGATTCCAACATAGCATCTTCAATATCCCTACTAAATTCAGGATTCATTCTTTCAGCTTTCAAGAAGTCAAGAGGCAATAACATTGATGATTTAAGTCTTGTCAATCCCTCAACAATAACTCTCCTATCAACATCAGCCTTCTTCATGTTATTTATGTTTCTCAACATAGCCAGACCACCAATCTTATTCTCAAAGATTAATTTAGTCCAAGTCTCTTTCCTATCTTCACCAGCAGACAATAACACTTCCCATGTTTCAGGTGGTGTGAGAGTTCTGTCAGCTACTTTCTTGAATAACTTGGTTTCATAATCATTGTTTGGCTTAGGTCTGCATAAGAACATAACATCTCTCAGCTTAATGGCTGCATTCCTGTCATATTTAGCCAGCTTATATTCATTGAAGTTATGAAAGGCAGCCCTTAACCCTTTCTTAGCTTGGTTACAGATAGGCTTTTTACCATCCTTCCAATATAATGCCAAGAAATCTGTAAGCATGTCAGCCCTTGTAATAATCTTAGGCAACAAGTCAGCTACAAATAACTTATGTTCAGGATATTTGCACATTTCCACTGCTATAAACAGTGGTGTGTGTCTCAACTTCTGCATTAATCTTGCTTCAAGAGCAATATTATACACATCAATGGCAGGACACAAAGGTATTAGCCTCTTGATTTCTTCTGCCACTTTAAGACCATCCATATATGCAACATCTTCCCAAAGAAGATTAGCTAACACTGCTCTTCTCAATAATGATACATTACTCTGTTTAGCTGCCAATGCACCTGAACCTCCAGCCAGTCTTTCTGTATCCAACTTTGAAGTTGGCTTAATGTTTGGATTTAATTTAGAACACATACACTAAAATTTAATCTTGTTTATTTTTCACTCTGCAAAGATATGTCAAAGGTTTCATATATGCAAATATATTTCCACCTTTAACATTCTTTTTATCACTTAATACCAAATCTCAGGCAAATAATCATTGCCATAATCAAATGTAGTCTTCATCTAAATCAGGATGTTTATAAATTAAGAACCTACAAGCACAGCATACTACTAAATGTTGTACACCTGTTGCAGCCAGTACTCCTATTACTATTAGGTTCCAATCTGGTAATGATTGCCAGTTGTATAACCATAATGCACATAAGAAGAATGTTATCCATGTAGTACTACAATAGATACAGAAACCAAGAGGATAAGCAATGAAACCTAAGAATCTATGCCATATATTAGGTGTATGACCCCCATCTATATCACAATACATTTCTGATTTCTTTACCCATTTCTTGAGTATTACATACCACCAGTGGAATATCATATCTTCCACCTTTAAACAATTTCTGTAGAAGATTCCTAATAATCCTCCTACTAATCCCACAAGGATAAATTCAAATACAAACTGAGTCATGTTTTTTTTAGTTCAACATTTATTATCTCTTCTCAAGTTTAGTTTCAATAATAATTGGTTCAATATCCTTCCACTCGGTAATATTATTACTATCTACTGGCTTACCACCATTGAATGTACATATAGTTATGTGTGGAATCTTGTTAGCACATAGATTCTCTGGTATATTACATCTGAATGCCATAGCTTTATCTGATACACCAATACCATTAATCTCTAAAGGCTGATTTAAGTTACCATGCAATACTAATGTAGTACCAAGAGTATCTTCCAATAGGAAGTTGCTTGTTCTTTGAGACCTATGTAATAATGTACAATGGTCTAAATACCAGTTATTGGGAAGTACTCCCTTTATGATATCATTATTGAAATCATAGTCATGTAACCACAACCATTCTTTCAATTTAGTCTTACTCTCTTCTGTGAGAAATAAGCCATAGTATTCAAAGTCTTTCATATAATTGTTTGTTAAGAATTTACTTTTTGCCATTTCTTGTGATTTACAAGGTAGAAATGTCTGACCCTATAACACCCTTTATAGCTTACCTATTAGCATCCTGTGTTTTCTGTATTTATTGTATTGCAGCCCACACCAGACCAAAACCATTTACAATTGTGGAGCATGAGGGATTTGAACCCTCGTCTTACCAATCTTTAATAAAAGAATTTCACATGCTTACCTCTTTGATATGTGGTTGGTTATCCACTGGGGTTGAATAGAAATCAACACAATCCACCACCTTATTTCAATTTATCTCTGTTAGAAATAAGGAAACCACATGCTATGCACCTTTCTGTTTCCAAGCAAGTGCTGCTCAGCCTGTTTAGGCAGCAACTCTATAAGTGTTGTCAGTTAATTGTTTGTTGTCTCTCCAACTGTCTCTGCATGTTCTCTTACCAAATAATCAGCAATCAAAGCCAAATTATGCCCCTTGGTAAATGGATTCATTTCATATTGAAAGAATGTCCTAACAAAGTCAAATCAGTTTCCTATTGAAACTTAATTATAAAAGTCACGTAACTTCTTCTTTGTACCTCCACATTTAAGTTTTGCATTAAGTGGTTATGGCTTGCCCATAAGCATCACATTTTGCTTTCCTTCAGGTTGCCTCTGCTTAGTAGAAATAGTGAGCTAAATCCCCCATTGTATCTCCACTGAGACTCGAACTCAGATATATAGTTTAGAAGACTATTGTTCTTTCCCTTGAACTATGGAGACATCACAAAAGGAGACCTATATTCACATACCAGTCTCCTGTAGCAATATTACTATTGCCCGAACTAAAATTGAGTACCCCCAAGAAGACTCGAACTTCTAATCTTTATAAATAGAGCCATTCAATATCTGTTGAATGTTTCCTCTTGATACATTATATCTCCCAGCTATTTTATACTGAGATAAATGCTCTACATTATAAAGTCTTCTAATTTCATTAATATCCTCCTTAGAAAATTGACCATGCTTATATGTTGGAACTCTTAGTCCAGTTTCAAAAGCATGTATAGTATTACCAGAAGATGTAGTCCACTCCAAATTATTTACATTGTTATTTGTTTTGTTTCCATCTTTATGATTTACTGTATCAAATCCATTAGGATTGGGGATGAAAGTAGATGCTATTAATCTATGCACAGTAAAAGTTTTACATTTTCCATCTATGCTTAAATTAACCATCATATACCCTCTTGGACCTACTCTCTGTTTCAAGTATCTATTCCTTTTAGTACTATAGATTCTTCCATCTTTTGTAGCCCAGTAATTATCTCTTATTAATTTTAGTTCTTCCATAATTTTATATTTTAGTACCTCTGTAGAGAGTTGAACTCTAACTTCATCTTTAGGAGAGATGCGTGCATCCATTACACTACAAAGGCAGTTTGAGTAGCTGTGTTTCACAACATGAGCTACTCTTTAATTAACCTTATATAAAACACATACCTAAAATAGATACCTTATATCAGCACCAAGCATTTTAGCTGCTTTCTTAGCATCATCAGCATTCTTGAAATACACAATACCTGCATATTGTACAGTCTTGTGTTCATAGATTGCAATACCATTAGTGAGGTCAATCTGAGCAATCACTGCTGAACCACCCATAGATGATTTACCAATGAAATAGCCAGTCCTACCTGCACCCATCTCCCATGAACCATTGAGATACTTAGCTATGATAGCCAGTTTACCATTGGTCAATACTTTATACTTGCATAGGAGTAGAATATCTGTTGTCTTCAATCATATCACCAGCTTGGATTATGTCATAAGGACACAGAAACATGTATTGTTTCATACCTTTAAGCTGTGAATTGCTCAACTTTTGGTTTGTATAAACCACATAAATTGTCCGTACCATTTGATTATAGTTTATTTGAATTCTTCATCGAGATGATTGAAATACCTATTTAATGTAAGTATCTCAAGCTCCTCTTTGTTAATAGTTTTATAACACACTCCAATAAGTATTAATACAAGTATAAGACCATGAAAGAAATATCCATTGTCATAAATACTGTCAATACCCATCATATATAATAAGGTAACAAGAATGGTTACATATAGTAACACACCCTTGATAATTAGTTTGAATGTTCTCATTTTGTTAATTGTTTAATAGTTTGATGATACATGAGTATAGCACCTAATGGCTTACCCTCTGTTATATTGCTTATTTCCTTCTTGAGTCTTCTATCTTTATTAAGAGACTCAAGTTTTCTGAAATCATTCATTGTCTTCATTATACCTGTCTATATTTTCAGAAGGGTAAAATAAATATAATGCACCACATATTACTGTTGCAAGTGCTGTAAAAGGAGTGACTATTCCTGCAATTGCTGATAATATTCCTATAATAGCTATGAATCCACAAATATTTTTCATTATCTTTTTCTTTTATATTTGTTGAACTCTTTTCTTGCAATATTACCTCTTTTAAAGGTCTGCATAGTGATGCTGTTGTCTGATGCAATTACTATTGACCATTCAAAAGCATGTGTCCCAAACAGTGAAACTGTTCTGCCTAAAGCATCTGTAACTGTAGCTCTTAGTTCAGAACTACAATTATTTCTATTATATTTCTTAGCCATAATCACTCAAATATGATATTTAGTATTCTTCTCCATTTTGATAATGGTTTTGGAGTTGGATTCTGTTTTATAAGTTCTCCCAATTGATTGTGAGGCTTGTCTTAAAGCTCTGGATATATTATCAGGAGACTCTTTAACACAATTAATAATAATTGCATCTTCTTCTGGAGTATAAGTTCTTCTTCTGTAATTTGATTGTTCCATATGTTTATAAGTTAATTTGTTAATAATTGAAGCACATACTGGATTTGAACCAGTGACCTTCATAACAACTACCTTTAATAATCATTGATGTGATGCTCTACCACTGAGCTAATGTGCCTTTGATTCTTGAGTTTATCTATTAGAGGTGTACTTTTCCTTAAATAGGCTGACTATCTTATTAATATTCCTTTACTCGGTTTAATAGTTATAAATCCTTCTGGAGTTTCTGACTTACCTCTTATATTGATAATTATGTCTAAGTATTAACACTACTGACTTTTATCTCAAGTAGGACTTACAGGTTGCCATTCTCTTATAATATTTCATCTTTCAGGTGGATGTTTGTTGAGTCCCCTAAGTGGTCAACACATGAAATAGCATCACTCAATATCTTATCCTATTTTATATTAGTTATTTCTTAACACATTTTAATGGCATATGTCCTGTCAAATGCTACTATTATTCACACTTGATTGCCTAAATTAGCCCATTGGTATGCACACTATGTGTATATTTAGAGCATAAGATATGCTCAATTAAACCATAAGATACTCTGTTCATAAATATTAGAACAGTAAATACAGCTATTCTATTACTCCTCTTTTTCTTTTTTGTGATGTCTTTGAATGTGGCATAATGTGGGAGGAATGTTATAGAACAACACTCACACTTCCACACTTTCACACTATCAACAAACATAGAAAGAAAGAGTAAAGAAAGGACATTTGAGACCCTATTCTTCATGCACTCTAATACAAGCTCTAATGCAATAAGATTGACTACTTAAAGCATACATCATTCATCAAAGTACTATTAATACTCAACAATAAATGATGTTAATGATATTAACACTCCAGAAGAGATAAGTAATAATAAGCTGGAAAAGCCTATAAACTATATCACTTCTGGAGATACCAAGCACTATTAATGATAGAAAGAACATCTATTAATGCTCAGAAGAATAGAAAGAAAGAGGGCAAATGCCCTCCTCCATTAGAATGTTGCCAACACTGGAGCACCACCTGTGCCTTCTTCATGCAGAAGCCAGAATGAGCTACCATCAGGTGCTTCAACATTTGACACCATTGGATGTGCAGGAATACCCTTCACTGCAACTGCTCCTGTCTTAGCACCAAATGTGAAGAACAGCTTGTTGGTCTTAGGATTCTGTTTCACTTGGATTTTGTCTACATGTTGAGCTGCTTTAAACTGTTCAACTGTCAATGTCTCACGGAATTTTAACTGATTGTCCATAATGTAAATGATTAAATTGTTAATGAATAAATTGTTTAACCATAGGGGGTGGAACCCCACTGGCTAAGTGATGGGGGAGGTGGGGTTGGTGTATATCTCCCTCATGACTATGAATCAAAAAAAAAATTAAATTATTTGGATAGTATCTATTATATACTTATCTTTGACCAAAAATTAAAAGTATGAAAGAGAAGAGTTATAATTTATTTGGGAGTACTTGGAGAATACAGTTTGTAGATGAAGTAGTTGATGAAAATGATAGGTGGTTATTTGGAGAAACAGAGAGTCCCTCAAGGGTAATAACTATTAGCACAAAGAAGCCTGATGGTAGTAAACTTTCAAAGGATGAAATTGAACTTACTGTCCTACATGAAATAGTACATTCTATATTCCAAACTGGACAATATATGAGTTGTGATAATGATGAACCATTAGTAGAATGGACTGCAAGATGTTTAAAAGCCTTAAAAGAACAGCATATTATATAGTCAATAGTTAAACTTTCATAAATAATAGTCTTAGATTTGGATATGTCATTTATTTTTTGTATGTTTGCACCAGAATTAGAACTATACATCTAATTTCTCCTCCAAAGAAGTCCCTTGCAGAAGTTCAGGCTTTGGAGCTGACAGGGTAGTAATCCACTTCTCCCATAAATAGGGAGCTTATATAAAGGCTGGTATGCCTGTGGATGAGGTGAAAATCCTGCTAAAAAATGCCTTGATTATAAGTTACAGTAGCACACCTATGTATATGAGAAAAGGTTGAGGGTAAAGTGCTCTTGGGGATTAACCGCCTGTAATGAAGTATCATGGTAGGGGTACTGGAAACTTTACTCTGGCAGAGAACCAATCTGCTCAAGGGATTGTTATACACTTTAAAAAACAAACAAATATATGAAAAGAGTTATTGAAGAAGTTATAAAGAATGTAAACATTGTCAAGTGTGAAGGTGCTATCTGTGTGTCAGTTAATAGTAATGACAGGAGATACTATGCACAAGGAGTTAGCTCAAGAATGTTGGATGTAAAGAGATATAAGGTATGAATAAACTAAAAAGTAGTTTGCTTTGGCTGTGGCAGTTACCACAGAATTTGTGTGGTATAATCTATAGGTCTATATCTAAAGATAATAGAATATGTGTTATAGAGAATGATGACTCAAGAAGTGTAGGTGCTAAAGTATATTTACAAAGAGCTAAGGGTGGTGTAACTCTTGGAAAATATGTGTTTATTAATCAAGATTACACTGACAAGGAAGCAGTTATAAAACATGAATGTGGTCATGTAAAACAGAGTAAGATACTTGGTCCTTTATATTTATTAGTTATTGGTATTCCCTCTATACTACATGCCTGGCTTAATAATTATATTGGATGTTGTTGGAAGAATGGAAAATACAATTATTATCATTTTTATACTGAAAAATGGGCTAATAAGTTGATGGGTATTGAATCTTGAATTAAGATTCAACCCCATTATCTTAATTCACTTCTGGAGTATTTTCGTACTATCTTGAAAATAATTAGTGAAAGATTTGCATATCTCAAATATTTGACTTATCTTTGCATCATGATTAGAAGATAAGAACATTGTTCCATAGTATAATGGTTATTACACCTGATTTTGGCTCAAGTAATGTAGGTTCAATTCCTGCTGGAACAACAATAAATGCCCTGTTGGTGTAATGGAAGCACAAGACTCTTCTAAAGTTTTAGATAAGGTTCGAGTCCTTAATGGGGTACTTTTGAAGGTGGATTTTTTTTTTTGTTTCATGATTTTTAAAGAGTGGACTATCTGGTCTGTGAAGATAGGGTAGTCAAAATGGTGGGTTAGTATAGTGGTTAGTACACAAGGTTTTCAACCTTGCAGAGAGGGGTTCAAATCCCCTACCCATTACAAAATGGCAGTTGTATGAATAGAGAAGAAGCATTAAAAGGTTTGTAGTTATTGTCATAATCATGAATTTGATGAAATATTAGAGGTTCATCATGTAAAGGGTATATTACAATTTTCTCCTTCTTCTACTGTGGAAGAGATAAATTCTTTAGATAACTTAGTATGGTTATGTCCTAACCATCATATAATGATAGAAAAAGGTTTAATTAGTCTATGAAGTGTAATGGTTTTGCATACCTTCCTGTCAAGAAGGTGGATAGGGTTCAATTCCCTCATAGACTGCCCTGAACTAAGTCCTATCTCAAAGAGTTGAGTAGGCAAATGGAGAGATAACTCAGTGGGACTGGGACTTGTCTTGAAAACAAAGTGGTCATTTATTTGACTGGGGGTCGGGACCTCATTTCTCCGCATTATGGTACAGATATTTAGAAAACAAGGTTGGTGTCTCAACCCTAATGATAAGATAGTGAATGCTATCTTGAAAAGATGTGAGATTAATAATGGTGAGTGTCCCTGTCATAATACAGGAGAGGATAAGAAATGTCCATGTTCTGATTATAGAGAACATGATACTTGTCATTGTGGACTTTATTTGAAGCTGGAGGATTAACCCTAATGGTAAGGGAACTGTTTGCTAAACAGTGAGTAGTCTAAAAGGATGTATAGGTTCAAATCCTATATCCTCCGCAATATAGAGTAGTTGGGTAATTGGTCAACCCCCTGCATTTGGGATGCAGAAATTGGAAGTTCGAGTCTTCTCTACTCTACAAATGGGTCATGTAGTGTAATTGGCTAACACATCACATTTGCACTGTGAAGTTGGGGTTCAAGTCCCACATGTATCCACTGTTTCATGTTTTCATAATGTTTGTTTTTTTTTTTACAGGTATTGGGCACACCTTAAGTGCCCTACACTGCTCCTTAGTTCAGTGGTTTAGAATAGTTCCCTTACAAGGAAAAGGTCATTAGTTCGATTCTTAGTGGAGGTACATATTCCCCTATAGCAGACAGGTGTAGGCAATAGACTTTTAATCTATGAGGTGGGGTTCAATTCCTCATGGGGGAACAAATATAATGGGTATGTTTGAAAATGCAATAAATAGTAAGAAACAAGGAGACATTGGAATGTGCTATGCAATAGCTTATTTTTCTAAAATGGGTTATACTGTAAACATCCCAATAATAGACTCTCAGGATTATGATTTAATCATAGATAGAGAGGGCAAATTACTTAGGGTACAAGTAAAGACTACCAAATTTAAGATTAGAGATGGAGTATATCAAGTATCCTTAAAGACCTGTGGTGGAAATAGAAGTGGTCAAACTATAAAGAACTTTAATGAGAATGGAAGTGATTTATTATTTGTCCTAACAGATGAAGGAACAACATACTTAATACCTAAAGAAGATATACACTCTAATACTTGTATTAATCTTAATACTACTTTAGAAGGATATAGAGTTTATTTATAAGGGAGTACTGCTCTGATGGTGGAAGGGCACAGGTCTGTAAAACCTGCACATAAGAAACTCAGTAAGTTCGACTCTTACTACTCCCACTTATTAATGGAAACTTAGCAAAGGTGGTCTATGCGGGGGACTGAAAATCCTTAGATAATGGTTCAACTCTATTAGTTTCCACAGCTTAATGCCCCTTTGGTGGAATTTGGTAGACACTCTGGATTTAGGCTCCAGTGCGAAGTAATAGTAGTGTAAGAGTTCGAGTCTCTTAGGGGGTACAAAAAAAAAATATGCAGATTTGCTTGCATATATAAATTATAATACATATCTTTGTAACATCAAATTAAAACAATATGATAGATACATTTGGAGATAATCTGTTAGAAGGTTTTGAACATGAAACTGTTTCACATGAAGGAAATCAATTTAGAGAGTTTCTTTGTGTACTTGAAGGGTTTAAGACTAAGTTTAAGAACCTTCACTGGTCAGCATATAGTAATTCAATTCATGTAAGAATTGATGAATTGATAGATGAAATATCAGATTATCAGGACATTCTTGCAGAAGAAGTTCAAGGTATTGAAGGTCAATTTGAGCCTAACTTCCTTAAAGGAACTAACTTTGATTTCACTTGCCCTCACGAAGCAATAGATAACTTGATAAGTAGAACAGATACATTCTATTCTAAGTTACCTCAAACATCTGATTATGCAGGAGTTAGGAGTGAATGTGAAGCCTTTATTACTCAGTTACACAAGTTGAAGTACTTATTCAATCTATGTAAGAAGGGTTATATGGGAGATTAAAGATGCCCCTGTGGTGAAATTAGGTTAGACACAAAGGACTTAAAATCCTTCGGGCTTGCCCATGCAGGTTCAACTCCTGTCAGGGGTACAATGCTTCCTTAGTATAATGGTTATTATTCTTGCCTTGTAACCAAGAGATAAGTGTTCGATTCACTTAGGAAGCTCAACAAGTTACTAAAAGCTGTCATTCATACAGTGAGAGAGTAACACCTTATGCTACTATGAATACCTTTATGGTGTAGGTGATAAGGGGGTCCAGATAAGCAGAGACTGGAAAAGAGAAGTACCAATAGCAAATCTTCTCAAATGCAGGTATAGTATAAAGGTTAGTACAATAGACTTCCAAGCTCAGGATGAGAGTTCGATTCTCTTTACCTGCTCTAATATTGTGGGGAGGATTGGTATCCCAGTTGGTCTCATAAGCCAGCCTTTGTAAGTTCGATTCTTACCCCCTCAACTAAATTAAAGTGAATGATATGGAAAAGGAGAAGACATTAATCACTTGTATTATAGGCTCTACAGTTAGAGAAGTAATCAAGCAAGCTCAAGAGCTTGAAATTAGAAGAGAAGATATAGTAAGTATGTTTCCTTTAGGAGGGCAGATTTACTTAGTATTTTATGAGTAAAAACAACTGGCATTATGGAAGAGAAGAAGACAAAAGAACCTCAGTACAATGAATCTAAGATGATGTTACAGCTTGCTGTTTATAGTGCTGTTGGTAAATACAAGAGTATTAGGAGAGCTATCAGAAGGGGTCATGTAGTATCTTGGGGAGAAGAAGTCCCAAAGAGACCTTTCAATAATAGAAAGAGGACCTGTGGTAGGGAGTTACAGATTACTAAAGAGAAGATTTATGGAGAACTTAAGTATAGAAACCAAGCCAGTTGAGCTTGAGACTCCCAAGGAAGAATATAATAATATACCTGTTGTATATTGTAAACATTGTCTTTCATTAGCAATAAGAAACTCAGATGGCATAGATTACTGTGACAAATGTGGTGGAACTGAAACTGGTGAGGCACACATACATGAATGGGAGAAAATGTATGGACAAAAGTATGGTGGAAATTATCTAACAGAAAAATAAAGATGGAAGAGAAGAATAAAATGAAAGTTGTAAAGGGTGGCAAGGCTGCTCCAGAAGTGAGAAAACTTAGTTATGAAGAACTGGAGAATACTGCACATCAGTTGTCTGAACAAAGTAGACAGTTATATATGCAGAATCAGAAGTTGAATCAGGCTTTACAAGAAACTAATCTTGCTAACTTCTATGAAAGATTGAAGTGGCTATGGACAGTAATTACTTCTACTACACCTTATATCTCAGAAGAGTTCAAGCATAAGTGTGGTGCAGAATTTGAAGTACTAATGACTCAGCCTGAACAAGAACCTGAGGAAGAAGTAAAGGAAGGAGAATAAACTATGGCTAAGCAAGTGGATTCAATAGTTAGGATTCCTTGCAAGGTAGATGGTAAGTTCTTTAGATATTGGTTCGAGTTTCTCACCCCATTCCATAATCTCACTGAAAGAGAGATGGATGTCATAACATCCTTTGTGAAGCAAAGATATGAGCTTAGTAAGGTTATAAAGGATAATGAGATACTTGATAAGGTTACTATGAGCGAAGATACTAAGAAGAAAGTAAGGGAAGAGTGTGATATATCTCTTCCTCACTTTCAGGTCATCATGGGCAAGTTAAGAAAGAATAAGGTCATCATTGATGGGAAAATAAACCCAAGATACATTCCATCAGTAGATGAAGAGAATGGTTCATTCAAGATGATGTTATTATTTGATTTCTCATGATATACTCAGAAGCAATAAAACAGGTATCCATAGAACTTGGATTACCACCACAAGTGGTGAAGGAAGCCTATGAGTCCTTTTGGACTTTTATTAGAAATAACATCAAAGCCTTGCCTCTAAAGGAAGACCTAAGCAAAGAGGAGTTTGATAAGTTGAGAACCAATTTCAATGTCCCATCATTAGGTAAATTATCCTGTACCTATGATAGGTTTATAGGAATCAAGAAAAGATTAAAATATTTAAATAAGCTAAAAGATGATTACAACAATAAAGAAGGTGAAGCCCATGTTCAATAACATGGTAGTCACTTTAAATAAATATCCTGCTGACCTAAAGACTACTGGTGGTATTATAGATAGTACCAGAGCTGGTTCAGTAAAAGAATATCAGACAGTAGTAGCTGTTGGACCAATGGTGAGGGGTATTGAGGTAGGAGATATAGTATATATCAATCCAAAAAGATATGCAGTAATGCAACATAAACCCGGCTCATTGCAAGATGGTGTTATTAAAGATAATCCTGTAGTAGGATATAAGTTTGACATCATAGAGATTGATGGAGTTGAACACATGATGATTCAAGATGGAGATGTAAAATTTGTAGCAGAGATTGAGGAATTTGAAGAAAATCCTACTATTGTTACAGGACCACAACTTATAGTATAAATATAAGCCTGAGCCTATCAAAGGCTTGGGCTTTTTTAGTTTTAAGCAGTATGAGATTATTTAAAAGAGATGGCTATAATCTGATTATATCTGATGAAGCCTATGCTTTAAAGGCATTCAGACAGATATGGAATAGAGATAAATCTCTCTCAAAGGAGAGAGCTATTACAGAGCTTGGATATTGTTACTTTATGGAGGACTCCAGAAGTGATTACAAGTATATAATAGATGAGCAGGAGAGGAAAGAAGCTATTAAGCAGGGTGAAGGTATGAAAGATAACTGGGAACCTGATACTACTGTGAAAGAAGCTCAAGCACTATATGCAAGTTTTAAGACCACTTCTGAGCTATTACTTGATGATACAAGAATGCTTGTTGATAAGTATAGAATGAAGTTAAGGAGTATGGACTTAACTGAACTTGATATAAAAGAGACTAAGGAATTAGGTGCTATTATTAAACTTATACCATCAATGGTTAAGGACTTAGATGAAGCTGAAAGAGCTATTGCTAAGGAATTATCACAGAATGATAAGGTAAGAGGAGCACAAGAAAAAGCAATATATGAGGACCTCTAACCCATTGTATATTAGGTATTTATGGATAATAAATTTATAGTGTACTCCCATGTAAATAAGATAACCAATGTTACTTATGTTGGAATTACTAAGAGAAAACCAGAACTCAGATGGGCTAATGGTTTTGGATATAAGACCAATCCTTATTTTTGGAGAGCTATAGTAAAGTATGAGTGGGATGGATTTACTCACAATATATTACATTCCAACCTCTCAAAAGAAGAAGCTCTTAGTATAGAAGAGGGTCTTATATCCCATTATAAGAGTCTTAATCTCTCTTATAATATTTCTGATGGAAATGATTATGTAGGAGGTTTAAAGAGAAGACCTATAAAGGTTTACACACTTAATGGGGAGTTGATTAGTATTTGTGAATCAATTCATGAAGCCTCTATAAAGTTTAATGTGTCTGAATCTGGAATATACTATTGTGCTTCTTTATTTGGGGGTACTACTAAATGGAAAGGTTATATCTTTTTATTTGAAGATGATAATATAGAGGACAGATTAGATTACATTTTAAGGTTTCATAGGAAGGCTTCAAATAGGAGAAGCATTATCATGAAGTCTCTTGATGGAAGCATCACCAAAGAATTTGAGTCACTAACAGAAGCAGCATGTTATATAAATGCAAAATCAGTAGGAAATATAACTGAGTGCTGTAAAGGAAATAAGAAATCCTATTTAGGATATACATTTAATTATAAATAGTTATGGAAATAAATGATATAATAGAAGGACTTAATGTATATTATGAAGGCTTTCCTAATAGAAGAAAGGGATACTTTGTATTACATAAAATAGTGGATACTAACCCTGTAGTTAAGTCACAGAAGACTTATAGAATGCAAGTATGGTTTGTAAGTAAGAGTGAAAAGATACCTGCATTTGGTACTCAGTACTCTAATAGAATTGTTACTGATGCAGAAGAAACTAAAGCTCTTTCCCTCCTAACCACTTCTATTACCAAATCTCTTCTGGAGTATATTAATAAGCAAGATTTTAAGGAGTTATGCAATATTTAGAAATGAACAAGTATCAGACTGAGCTTACTGAGGAACTAATGAATACCCTTCCTCAGGAGGTTCAGGAACAGTTACTTGAGACTCTTACTACAGTAGAGTTTGTCAAGAGACTTATATCCCCCAACAGACCTTATGCAAGGGACTTACCAAGAGATGAAAAGGGTAGGATTATAGTAGATATTACTAATCCACACATTATTGAGAATGCTGATTATTTCAGACAACCAGCTCTGCATTTCTTGAAATATGGGTGCTATACATTCTTAAAACCTAACAGTAACCCTAACTCTGAGTTCAGAAGACACTGGGATGAAGAAAAGAGAAGATGCTATGAAGGTTATGTAAGAGAATCAGATGGAGAATGGGTTACAGGCTTTAACTATTGGTTTATGAATTACTGTCCTATGATGGTTAATAAGCTGATAGAAGGAAGAAAGAAGGCTATCAGAACTGAGGCTTTTCCTTTCTTCTTTGAGGGTATATACTGGAGATTCCACTACCTATGGCAAGCAAGAGAAGGTGGTAAACATGCTATTGAATTAGCAAAGAGAGGTTGTGCTAAGTCTTATAGCTTAGCAGCAATTATGAGCCATAATCTTATACTTGGAGAGAGTGAGGAATCCAATAGGAGGGTTATTACAGTACTTACAGCTTATCAGAAGGAATATCTGAAAGATGATAAGGATGGTACTCTATCTAAGTTCAAGCCTTCAATTAACTTTAGCTTTGCTAATACTCCTTTCCCACATCTTATGTTAAAGAACTCTCCTAATGAGATGTCTTGGCAAATGGGTTATAAGGATGAATATGGTGTAGAGAAAGGTTCTCTGAATCAAGTACTTGCTGTATCTGCAAAGGATGATAGTGAGAAGTTGAGAGGTAAGAGAGGTTGGATTTTATTTGAGGAAATGGGTTCTTTCAAAGGATTGCTTTCTCTTTATGATATTACCAGAAAGTCTGTAGAGGATGGTGACTATACCTTTGCTACTATGTACCTTGTAGGTACTGCTGCTGAGAGTGAGTCTGACTTTAGTTCAGCTAAGACTTTACTTTATAATCCAGATGGTTATAATATATTGTCTATAGATAATGTATTTGACAGACCAAAGCAAGGTAAACCTAAGTTTGGTTTCTTCTTTCCCTCATATATTAATAGGGCAGGATGTTATAATAAGGATGGTGTATCAGATGTGGTTAAGGCTTTAATTGAGATTCTTATTGCAAGATATAAGGCTAAATATAGTGCTGACCCCAAATCAGTATTAAGAGTAATTGCTGAGGACCCTATCACACCAGCAGAAGCTATTATTAAAGTTAAGGCAGCATACTTTCCTATTACTGCTCTTACAGAAAGATTAAGTCAATTAGACCAAGATGTACATGCTTATGATGATGTGTATGTAGGTAAATTGGTACAGAATAGTAATGGAGTAGAATTTACCCCAACCAGTGATATACCTATCAGGAAGTTTGGAGTAGAGAATGATACTCCGGGTGCTGTGGAAATCTTTGAAATGCCAGAGAAAGATAGAAATGGAAAGGTTCCCCACACAAGATATATTATTGGTCATGACCCTGTAGATAATGACCAAGCTGAATCTTCCTCTCTCTCTTCTACCTTTGTTCTTGACTTATGGACTGATAAGATTGTAGCTGAGTACACTGGTAGGCAATCATTTGCAGATGATAACTTTGAGATAGTAAGATTACTGTGTTTGTTCTATAATGCAAAATGTCTGTATGAATCAAATAAGAAGGGTATATTTGCTTACTTTAGTAAGATGAATTGTACTCACTTACTGGCTGATACTCCAGAGTTCTTAAGAGACAAACAGTTGATTAAGTATAGTTCATTTGGTTCTAATGCTAAGGGTGTTAATGCCTCAGCAGCTATTAATGCTTATGCTAATAATCTTATAAGAGACTGGCTGATGAAGCCTGTAACTATTATACAGAATGTTGATGGAGAGGATGTAGAAGTAACAGTTTATAACCTTAACTTCTTAAGAAACAGAGCATTAATTGAAGAGTTAATTGCATTTAACCCAGAGATAAATGTGGATAGAATTAGGGCATTAGGTATGGTTATGTTATATAGAGAGGAGAAGATGGTCCTATATCAAGGAAACCCTTCAAGAGACTCAGAAGAAGTACCAAAGGATTATTTAGGGAATGATAAGTTCTTTACTGAGAATTACAGGGTAGTACAAGCCCCTTTCCAGAAACCCAGTAAATTTAGTACAGAAGATGCAATTAGATAAACAAATCACTTATGTGCTTGACTAAATGGACTTTTTTACTTACTTTTGCAGATAAAAGATGATAATTTTATAACCTATAAGTAAAAATTTAATATGGAAATTGATAAATCAATCCTATTAACCTATAAGACAAATACTACTTATAGGTTAATAGATAATAAAGAAAGGGGGACTTATGGAACTTAATTTCCCAAGACAAATGCTTCCCTTCTCTAAGAAGACAAAGCAATGGAGGAAGGAATGTGTTACCTGGGCTTCACAGAAAACCTTTTTTAATTACAGCCTTGTAAGAAAATCTGTTATTCATAAAAAAATAAATTATGACTTATTAAATGGGAGACTCCATATGAGTGATATGGAGTTAATATTAAACCCTGATGGGATTAAAGCTGCCTATATACCAGACAGAATTTCCCACTTCCCAATAATGAACAGTAAATTAAACGTTCTAAGAGGTGAGGAAAGTAAGAGAGTATTTGATTTTAAGGTTGTAGTAACTAACCCAAATGCTATCTCAGAAATAGAGGATAATAAGAAGAATGAGCTATTACAAAGGCTTCAAGAAATGATAACTGACACCTCAATATCTGAGGATGAATACAATATCAAACTTGAGAAACTAAATGACTATTATACCTATGAATGGCAGGATATAAGAGAGGTAAGAGCAAATGAATTGCTTAACCATTATATCAAGGAATATGATATTCCTCTTATATTCAATAATGGTTTCATGGATGCAATGACATGTGGTGAGGAAATCTATCAATGTGATATTGTAGGTGGAGAACCAGTCATTGAGAGAGTGAACCCATTAAAGATTAGGATATTCAAGTCTGGGTACAGTAATAAGGTGGAAGATGCTGACATGATAATCCTTGAGGATTATTGGTCTCCAGGTAGAGTAATAGATACATATTATGATGTATTATCTCCAAAGGACATAAAGTATATTGAAACTATGCCTGATTACATAGGTCAGGGAGCTGTTGACCAGATGGATAATATTGATGAAAGATATGGATTTGTTAATCAGAATATGATTGGTGATGAAATAACTGTCAGAGATGGAACCTATTTCTTTGACCCAGCTAATCTATTTACAGAAGGTATTGCAAATTCACTCCTTCCTTATGACTTGGCAGGTAATCTTAGAGTGCTGAGATTATACTGGAAATCAAAGAGGAAGATACTTAAGGTCAAATCTTATGACCCTGAAACTGGTGAGGAGGAATGGAACTTCTATCCTGAGAATTATGTAGTAAATAAGGAAGCAGGAGAAGAAGTACAATCATTCTGGGTTAATGAAGCATGGGAAGGAACTATGATTGGCAATGAAATATTTGTCAATATGAGACCAAGATTGATTCAATATAACAGGTTGAATAATCCTTCAAGATGTCACTTTGGTATTGTAGGTTCAATCTACAATCTTAATGATAGTAGACCTTTCAGTTTAGTGGATATGATGAAGCCATATAACTATTTATATGATGCTATTCATGATAGATTAAATAAGGCTATTGCTTCAAACTGGGGTTCTATCTTAGAGCTTGACTTATCTAAAGTTCCTAAAGGATGGGATGTTGGTAAGTGGATGTACTATGCAAGAGTAAACCATATTGCAGTTATAGATAGTTTCAAGGAAGGTACTATAGGAGCCTCTACAGGTAAGCTGGCAGGTGCTCTTAATAATGCTGGAAAGGGAATGATTGAGACTAATATAGGTAACTATATTCAGCAACAGATTAACCTTCTTGAGTTTATTAAGATGGAAATGGCTGATGTTGCAGGTATATCTAAGCAAAGAGAGGGTCAGGTTTCATCAAGAGAGACTGTAGGTGGAGTTGAGAGAGCTACTCTTCAATCAAGTCATATTACTGAATGGTTATTTACTATTCATGATGATGTTAAGAAGAGAGCTTTAGAGTGCTTCTTAGAGACTGCAAAGGTAGCTTTGAAGGGAAGAAACAAGAAGTTCCAGTATATATTATCAGATACATCTACAAGAGTAATGGAGATTGATGGTGATGAGTTTGCTGAGGCTGATTATGGTTTAGTTGTAGATAATAGTAATGGAACTCAAGAGCTTCAACAGAAGTTAGATACTTTGGCTCAGGCTGCATTACAGACTCAAACTTTATCATTCTCTACTATCACTAAGCTCTATACATCTTCAAGTTTAGCTGAAAAGCAAAGACTAATTGAGAAAGATGAAAAACAGATTAGAGAAAGACAAGCACAGGCTCAAAAGGAACAACTTGAAGCTCAACAGCAAATAGCTGCTATGCAGCAACAACAGAAAGAGGCAGAACTTCTCCAGAAGGAAGAAGCTAATATAAGGGATAACTCCACTAAGCTTCAAATAGCCATGCTGACAAAGGATGGAGATATTGATGATGGAATTAATGTAGAATATTCTCAAGAGGCTAAAGATAAGCTTCTTGAACAGATAAGAGAGTTTGATGAAAAACTTAAACTTGATAGGGATAAGTTAAATCTTGAGAAAAGAAAAGCTGAAACTGATGCAAGTATAAAGAGACAAGCTCTAAGAAAAAGAAGTAGTACAACTAATAAATAAAAGATATGAAGACAATAAGAACTTTAAAAATAAGCCCTAATGCTCCTGATACTAACTCAGTATGGCTGTATAAAGGTACAATGAAGTACTTTAACAATGGGGAATGGGAGACTGTAGGAGGTGATTCAGAACCTTATGTACTCCCTAAGGCTACTACCAGTGAAATAGGTGGTGTAAAACAAGCTACTAATGTAGGTGATTTGGCTACTGGAGCTGAACTTGCAACAGTGGTTACTAAGGTAAATGCAATTCTGTCTGCATTAAAGGTGGCAGATATAATGGTTGGAGATTCAAATTAATATACTATGTTTTTTACACAAGAGGATTATAGAAAGATAGAAAAGTGGCTTCTTGCAAACAGTAAGAAAGATACTCAGTTTGTAGAAGCTGCTACTCCTCTTCAAGGGAATGAGACAATAGCATTTGTACAGAATGGTAAGAATGTTAATGTACTCTTGAAGGATTTGATAGAACAAATCTTTCTATTAGGAGTATCAGACTTTCTTAATGTTACAGATAAGTATGGTGAATCAAGAATTAGCCTTACTCAAGCTATTCAACTAATACCTTATAAGAGTAGAAAGATTGGTCAAGTTATTACCTTTCTTGATGAAGATGGAGAATGGAAACTATTTCAGTTTCAAGGAGAAAGAGTGAATCAATGGAATAATGCAACTTTATGGGTTGATTTAATTAAGAGAATACAAGGTATATCTATTATAGATAGTGAAGATATAACAGCTACTGTAGATAACTTGAATCAAACTTCCTTAACATTTGCAGATAAGAACTATAATACTACTGACTATTCAGGTTTAGGTAGAGTGTATCTTAGAAAGAATATACAGACTGTAGTTAATCCTAACACAGGAATTACTTATAGTACAAACTTGCTTACTCAAGTAATGTTGAGTAAGGAAAACACTGTTTATATTATACAGTATGACTATAACTTAAATGGTCAGACTATCACTATTCCAAGTGGATGTGTATTAAAGTTTGAAGGAGGTAGTATAAGTAATGGGTCTTTAAACGGAGTTAATACTACTATAAGTGCTAACAGTAAAGTATTTTATAATATCGAGATAATTGGCACATGGAATAACTCGGTGTCATATAGTAAATGGTTTGACTTTGATTTAACTGGAAATACTGATAATACTAACTTAGGTAAATCTCTTTTTAAGTGTTCTAATAATAAAGTAATATTCGAGGAAGGTATTTATAAAATTTCAGAGATTAATATTACCTCAGACTTTGAGGTAGAAGGGTATAATACTACTCTAAAAGCAGTAATGAAATATCCCGGAGTATCCTCAGTACATAAAAATATATTTACTATCACTCAAACTAATTTTATTAAGATACATGGTATTAAATTTGAGGGAGACATCAGCATCAAATGGACAAATCAATATATTGGGGAACCCTTAATTTATTGTATTAAGGTAAATTCTGTAGATATTAAAAATTGCATATTTTGCAATACTACTGGTTATTTTACAGGAAATTCTACAGAAACTCTATATGAAGGACAAATAATAACTTGTAGGGATTGTAATGAAATAACTATATCTGAGTGTGAATTATATAAGCATGTTAAAACTGAACATATATGGATTACTACTCATGAAAATGAGAGAGATTCTTGCAATGTGACATTTAAGAATAATTATATTCATGATTTAACTTCTATTAATACTATTGTTGGGAATACAATATTTAATGCTACTTGTAATAACCTAATAATAGATGGTAATAGAATGGAGAATTGTACATACACAGGTTCACTATTTAATGCTTTTGGGTCTAATGTGACCTTTAAGAGGAATATTATAAAGAATTGTGTAGCTACTTCTGTAGTAGATAATTGTGAATATGGTGAATTTAAAGGAAAGAGTTTTGTAGCAGAAGATAATTATATAGATTGTATAAATGCTATAGCATTTCTTGTTATTTCTGATTCAATTATGATTAGAAATAATCAATGTAAATGTCTTTCTGCTGTTTATGCTATAAATTCCATTCATCCTAATTCTACTAATAAGGATGGATATAAAGTAGCTGCCCCTTCAAGTATAACAGTAATAATAGAGGACAACATATTTGACCTTACTAATTTTAGTAGTACTTACCAATATCCATCAACATCTTATAGAAATGGTATAGCTATTGACTCTACAGTTTATCCAGCCGATAATATATCTATATGTAGGAATGATATAGTAATTAGAAGACCCGATGATATAGATAAGTCGAATAGACAATTAATATTGTTAGGCAATTGTAAAAATGTTAAAGTTTCCGATAATATAGTAGATACTAATATGACTGCATTCGGTTCTTCAAGTGCAAATGGATTTATTTTATATAGAGTTTATTCTTCTTTATCTGTACCTATTGATTTTAATAAAGGTGAATCAGTAGTAATAGAAAACAACCAGATTAATGCTGCTCTTAGAGTATTTATATTTGAAACTGATACATTAAATATAGACTACTTTGTAATTGATTCTTTAAAGATAGCTAACAATACAGCTAATCAAAGTTTGTATTTAAGTGTTTCAGAGGGGTATATAAGAAATTTAATAGAGAATCAAGCTCCTAATCAAGGTCTTGGTCTAACACAAACTGAATATGCTCCTATATATAGGTGTTCTGGAAATACAGAACATATAGGGGCTAACCTGCTTGGAAGGGTTACAAAAGGCTATACCTATTTGTATAATAACCAAGTAGTAGAAGTTAGTCAAGATTGCTGTGTTCCTAAATTTAATCTTGCAGATTCTGTAGGAGAAACTTTAAGAGCAGGTTCTGTAGTAAGTTTTGGCAATACTAATTTTATAGCTTTAAGTAGAGTTACTATAACAAATGATTCTATACCTGCTGAGGCTGCAACACTTCCTATTGAAGGTATATTAAACTTTATGGGAATATACTGGCTTAAGGTTTATCCTAGTGGTCCAGTCCTTATATCAGAAAGTAAAGGAAATAATTCTCAAGTTCCTGTATTAGATGCTAATTTGATAGGTCATAGATTTTTTAATACCTCCTACAATCAGTGGCAAAACTGGGATGGAGAAGCATGGAGAAATGAGGATGAGACACTAGTGTCAAAAGTAGTAATAATCTAACTAAATAAAGTAGTATTTGATATATAATCAAGTACTACTTTCACTTGCATATATAAGAACTTTTACTTATATTTGCAAGCAATAAAACAATATAAAAATATGGCTTTAAATATAACAATAAATAAGGTAAGTGTAGCAGCATCTTTTGCTGCTGGAGCTACAGTAGCAACTGCTGTTACATCTGGAGGAACTGCTCCCTATGTATATAGTTTAGCTACAGGTGGAGATAAGTTTGATATTAATAGTTCTACAGGTGTAGTTACTACTATTGAAAACATGGATGCAAGTAATATTGCTTCTTTCAGTGTTACTGCTACAGATAGTACTACTGGAACTGCTCTCACTATTACCTCAAGTGTAACTTATCCCCCTATCAAAGCTGCAATCCAGAATAAATTCAATAAGGCAAATGTGATATATAAAATCACCAAAGATATAGACTTAGGTCATGGTGTATTAACTATACCAGCAGGATGTACACTTGATTTTCAAGGAGGGTCCATTACTAATGGAACTATAGTTGGTAATAATACAAAGATTAAAGCTGGCTTAGAAAAGATATTTAATACTAACATTATCCTATCTAATAGTTGGGATATAGAAGGATTACATCCAGAATGGTTTGGGGCTAAGGGGAATGGGACCAGTGATGACTTGTCATCTATTCAAGTCTGCTTGAATATTGGATTGAGCCTGTTTATTCCAATGAAACTGAGCAATCCTTATTATATAAGTTCTCCTATTAAATTTAATTATAAGGCAGGAGAACATGATGAGGTATTCTATAGAATAGAGGGAAGTGGTAAAGCATCTTTAAAGAGTGCTTCTAATACTTTTGACACAGATTTAGACTTTAGCCAATTATTGCAAATTAACCATGTAAACTTTAACAGTGATAGTACTAAGTTTGTATTTGGTAATAGTAAAATAATAAGAGTATCTATAAATTATTGTAATTTCTCTCAATGTTTAGTTAAAACTCAAGATTATATACAGTCTTGGTATATAAGCCATTGTAAAATAGCAGCATATAATGCTGGTAACTTTGGGTGGATGTATCTAAATGGAGGACTTCATAATGTTACATTATTAGGTTGCGAAGTAGAATATTCTATTGGAGATTTTTTAAGTGTTCATAATGGGTCTAATCCTTCTCAAAGTAATTATGGTTGTGAAAATTTATCTGTAATACAGTGTCTTATTGAATCTGTAGTAGGAGCAGCTATAAAGTTAAGCTGTTATGGAACATTTTTAGCACAAGCCTGTTATTTTGAACAAAATAAAGGTGGACACATAGTAGCTATTACATCAGATGGTACAGGACCATTGACTGCCTTCAATCTCAATATTATTGGAAATGCTTTTAATGATATTTCAGGTAGCAACACTATAGACAATAGTCAAGGGAATGGTACTCATAGGGTTGTTATAAAATCTGGTAATGGTAGTAACTTGATTGGTAATCAAGGATTATACAGTGGTATAAAGGGTTTATATCTAATTAATGGATTAGGTTCTTCAACTTTATACATATCAAATCAAGGATATGAATGTAATACTATAAATAATCTTTCTTATGAACCTGCTACTACAGGGTTTAATGGTTCCAGAAGTGGGCTTCTACTTTTTAGAAAGGACTTGTTAAAATATACAACTTGTTTAGGAAGTTATTGGGCTAATATAGATGGTTCCCCTTTAAAAAATAAAGGAACTACCAGCGAAAGACCTACTAATACAGCCACTATTGGATGTTTTTATTACGACACAACTTTAAATAAACCTATTTGGTGGACTGGTGATAAATGGATAGATGCTACAGGAGCAGCAGTTTAAAAATAAACTAATATGAAAGATATACAACAACTAATTAAGAAGAATAGTCAAGAGGGAAGATATGAAGACATCTTCCCTAAGACTTTTATTGATGCAGTCTTAGATAAGGAAAGTGGGGTAACATTGACAGATATACTTGCAATGTTTAATATGCTATTCTTATCTTATAATGGTAGTAGAAGTCAAACAAGGCTACAAGTTCCTTCCAGCCTTAGAAGAGAAGGTCTATGGATTACTTATGTACTATATGATAAGACAGTAGTTACTGAATGGTATAGTGCAGAGGCTATTGATGATACTACCTTTGGAGATAGTGCAAACTGGAGAGATGGTAGTAATGCACTTGTAGGTGATATATCTATATCCTCAGATGGGTATTGGGTAATCAATGGAGAAGTTACTAACATTAAAGTACAGGGAGAAGCTGGTATTACCCCTATTCTTAGGGTAGGTTCTAATAACCACTTACAAGTTTCATATACTAATGGTAGTAGCTATGTAGATGTATCCTCTAATCCTGTGTTTACTCAGTTTAGAGTAAGCAATAATAAGCTTGAGCAATCTGTTGACTTAGGTCTTACTTGGACTGTAGCCTCTGATTATATTGCAGCATGGTTTAGATTTACAGGAACTACTGGTAGCAGCCAAGCTGATAATGTTGGTAAGATGCAGATTAGTAGAGATAATGGTGCTACATGGTCTGATTTAAGTGGAGAATTTACTAATAGTTTGCATATTAAAGGGTATGTAGCTACTGTAGGTGCTCTTCCTTCTACTGCTGTTCAAGGAGATATTTACATGGTTGGTCCAACTTATGACCCCTCAGACACAGAACATACCAATCCTATTTATAGGATGTATGTTAAGAGTGCTAATAATTGGATTGACAATGGGATGTATAAAAGTGTAGCTGCTGGTGTAGTACAGACTACTGGTATAAGTGAGACTGAGATTATGAGCCAAAAGGCTACATCTTGGAAATTCTTAGCAGACAAATCATTCTCTGGTAGATGTAGTATTGACCCTAATATGTTGGTCTCTATATCAGCAGAGGGAAATTTTGCTGGATATAGTAAAACAAGTAATTATGATGCAGCTTGGTTTCAAGTGATGGAAGATAGTGGTACTATCAATGTAACAGGAGCTACTGTAAGATTAATGGCTTGTTTTAGCTCATTAGAACCTGTGGCTGATTCTTATATTAGAACTATTTACAATAATCAAACTATTCCTGCTGGAACTAAACTTATCATTATAGACTTGGAAAGGGCTAATAATGAAGGTAAATACCCTGCTTATGTAGATTTAGTGGTTACTACTGATAGTACTGGAGCTACAAGGAAGCAAGTTGTAGATTTAAAGGAGTCAACAGAAGTAATTAGAATTTCCAAAGGAATTGATGACCAATTGATAGGAGCTGAAATGCTTAGGAATAGTTGTGTAAGGCAGTCTTTCATAACCAACATTGACTATACAACTGAACATACTGATGGTTATTATAATACTAACATAAAAGGTATAAAGAGTAATCCTAATTATAACTCTTATGAGTATGATGTGACCAACTATGTTAGTAAGTTCTTACACTTTAAGACATTATCAAGTGCTACAATGTGGGGTATTATTTTCTTAGATGCAAATGATAATATACTTGCACAGTTGTATCAATCATTTAGTCCCGGAGAAGGCACTCCTCTTTCAAACTCAATTGATAATGATGTTTTAGTACCTTGGGGAGCTGTAAGAGTGTTTGTAAATTGGTCAAAGAGTACTTCATACCCTGTATCTGTATATTATGATTCTGGAGAAAGAACTTCATGTCAATATGATATAGTTCCTGTAAACCTTAAGGCAAGAGATTTAGCTACAAGAATAGGAGAGCCTATAGTAATGTTAAATCACTTGGTTCAGTTAAGTGGAACAGCAGCAAGTCCTAATGGTAATATCATTCCTTCTAATTCTGGTAACTTTGATATAGCTTTCTTAAAGCTGAATCCTGATACTGTAAACCCAGTAAGATTGGAATGTAATTATCCAGTATATTACTGGTGTTGGTACAGAACTGATGAGATTAATGCAACAAACTACATAGGAGCTAACCAAACTGGTATTCCTTTAGCAGGTGCTACTTATTGTGTACTTCTGTTCCAAACTTCTCAGATTGCTAATAAACAAGGTTATGACAATTTAAGGGTTTATAATCAGAGAGGTACTCTAATTGACCAAGAGTTTGTGTTAAGAAGATTGACATACACCCCTCTATTAAGAGTTGAAACTGTAAATGGTAGTTGGATTAATAGTAGTGGAGCTGTAGCTATAAACCAATATTTCAGGTATGTAAGATTTGATATTCCTGATGTCAATCAAGATTATGCTTTTACATCAAGTATTGGTTCAAATACTACTCTAAGATTTCTTAACTTCTATGATGCTGAGGATAACTTCTTAGGTAATATGTTCTATGTAACATCGCCTGCTGGGGATTCTTCAGTTAAAAAAGAAAATGCTCCATTCAGATGTCCAAATGGTACAGCTTATGTATTGGTTAATTGTAGGTCTTCTGCTCCAGAAGAGCATCCTATGGTAAGTCAGGTAAACTGGGGAGACTATTATGACCTACAGAATTTTGACCCTGATGATGAGAAAAAAGCAAAGTTGATGAAAGTCCATGTGTATGGTGTCACTACCAATAATGGTGCTAACCTATTCTATGTAAGGACTAAGTATAATGAGGCTAAGGATATTATCATGTTGTATTATACAAACGAGAATGGACTTATCTCACCAAATGCAGCTTATATAGGTGCTAATACTCTGACAGATGCTCAGATAATGACATCTACTTACTTAGTTTCAAATCATAGTGATAGTACTGCTCCTTTATTTACAATGAAGGAATACTGGCACTTATTTGCACAACATGGTTATGTAATTCCAACTTTAGCTAACTCAGTTAATATGACTTCTGCTGATGTGGGTGCTTTATGGCAAGACCAATTAGGTAGGCAATATAACATTGGTTCTGTAACCACTTCTACTATTCAATTACTTCCTGTTGTAACAAGAGGTAGTGTAGAAGGAACAGACTCAAGAAGTTGGAAGGCTCCCACTGGACCAGCTATTACTTCCTTATCTCATGTCAGTGGTGGTGTAGTTACTACTCCAATCACTACTGTAACTTCACTGGGTACAATTCAGTTGAGACCTATAATGGAAGTTTACAATAGAAAGATGTTGGCTGATGGAGTTAATCTAACTAAGGCTGGAGATTACTATTGTGATGAGTTCCAAGTATCAGAGAGTCAAATAGGTTATGACCCTGCTTGGGTAGACACATGGTATCCTACTCCAGTGCTTGCAGGGGTTCCTGAAATGGCAAGATTTACATGGAGTTATAACTTTAAGGGTGCTACATGTGGTGTAAATACTACTATAGACATTAGAAGAAAGGTAGAAGCAGCAAGTTATGGAGCTACACAGCAACAGACTTTCTTTGACAAGGGAGACTATAAGGCTATGTTCTTAATTCCTAAAGCAAATATACAGAATGGAGTTGAGTTGGATAAACCATTTAACTCTCCTTTAACAAGCTCTACCAGTTATTCTTTCTATAGAAACTCTTTCTATCTGAAAGATGTAGATAAACCTATTGATAGATTGATTGGTTACTTACATAACCCAACTACTAATGACTACTTGGTAGGTATGGCTGCTGGATTAAGTATAGTAAGTGGTGATACTGTTCCTGAAAAGAGAAATGCTAATATTGCCATTGTTCCTAATAGTAATGATTACCACTCAAGATTAGGAAGTTTCTCCCCATCTAATATTAATAAATTCTATATAGCTGCTGTGAACTCTTATCCTTTTAAGGATGATAATTACAATTTCCCTAATACTTACTTTAAGGAGATTAATTATTATGTATCTTACTTTGACCCAGCAGAGAATGTAGGGCAAGTGTATTGGTACAAAGATGGAAACAGTTATGTAATTTATGCACACTGTCAATCTGCACAAGATAGAATAGCATTGAAACTTCCTTCATTTATGGAAGGATTGAATGTAGATATAGTTGAACAAACTGATGGAGCTACATTACTTTCAAGCACTATTCAGAATGGACAGTTGTTTGTAAGTTACAATAATGATGCTAACTATATTGTACTTAAGACAAAGTAGTTCACTATATAAATAAATCACTTATACTCTTGTATAGGTGATTTATTTTTTATATGTTTGCACAATAATATAAGGGAAGAAGATATGAAGAAGTATATAATAATCCTTATTCTAATATTGGTTGGAGCTGTGGCTTATCTATCATATCAGAATAAACAGTTGACTACTAAGTATGAGACTTCCATTGAGAATATCAAAGCCTATGATGCTCAATTGAGTGGGCTAAAAGACAACAATAGGGTATTTAAACTAACAATAGACCAACTAAACTATTCTAATGACTCAATCATCAACAAGATGAAGGAGGTCCAGAAGGAATTAGGGATAAAGGATAAGAGATTACAACAGCTTCAATATGATTTAAGTCATGCACAAAGAAATGATACCATCACATTGACTGATACAATCTTTAGAAATGACTTTAGTCTTGATACTATAGTGGGAGATAAGTGGTTTAAAACCAATCTTCATTTAAAGTTCCCAAGCACTATAGCACTTAGTCCTGAGATAGAATTAGAGAGATATACATTCATAAATGGTAAAAGGGAGACTGTGAATCCACCAAAGAAGTTCTGGTTATTCAGATTATTTCAGAGGAAACACATAGTAGTAGAAGTGAATGTAAGGGAGATGAATCCTTATGTTAAAAACAAAACTCAAAGATTTATACAAATAATTGAATAGTTATGATTGAAAGTGGAATACTTATTACAGCATTGATAGGTATTGCAACCACATTTACTTCGGGATTTACTGCATGGTTCTTTGCAAGAAAGAAGTATAATAGTGAAGTTGACAATAACCTGATAAATAATATGAAGGAGTCTCTTGAATTCTACACAAGGCTTTCTGAGGATAATAAACTCAGGCTTGATAGAGCACTATCAAGAAATGAAGAACTTGAAAAAGAGGTTAAGGAATTAAGGCACCAGGTGATGTCCTTAATGACAAGTATATGTACTGATTTATCTTGTCAGATAAGGAAGGGGAATTATGAGGATGTGATTAAAACTAAAAAGTAATTAATATGAAAAGAGTACTTAATCTTGGAAGTCTTTCAAGAATAGTTGAAGGAGACCCCTAATGAAGTTACAGTAAATGAAATCCTTGTTATTAAGGATGAAGCTACTGGTAAAATAAAAGATATTCAAATAAGAGGTACAGGAGGAGAAATGGAATCTTTACTTCTTAATCCTCCTATTAAATCATAAGATATGGAATTAACACTTAAAAGAATCTTTAAAGGACCTAAATACACCATTGGACATTTGTTCATAAACGGTGTTTATGAATGTGATACTCTTGAGCCTCCTTATATGGGGACTAAACAAACTGATAGTATTGAATTTATCAAAAGTACCAAAAAAGGTAATACTGCTATTCCTTCTGGAGTTTATAATATTAATATGGATATTATAAGTCCTAAATTTAAAGATAGGTCATGGGCAAAACCTTTTGGGGGAAAACTTCCTACAATAGAAGATGTTCCAGCCTTTGATAGAGTACTTATTCATGTAGGAAATAAAGCTTCACAGTATGGATTAAGTGATACTCAAGCTTGTATTTTAGTGGGAGAAAACAAAGTTAAAGGACAAGTAATTAGTAGTACTGCTTGCTTTACAGAGCTAATGACAGTACTTTTAAAAGCTAAATTAACTGGAGAGAAAATAACATTAAGTATAGAATAAGGTGGATTTTAGAGGGTATAGTTATTACTATACCCTTGTCTTTTAACAGTAAATAAGTAATTTATTTATTAGATTGCAATATTATTAATTACTATGTTGTAGAAGTCACAAATACCCTTTATCTTTGCAGAAGTTTAATAACTAAAGGAGTAGAAATATGATAGGAGAATTAAGTGAAGACCTCATTATGACAGGGGATGAAATAGATGTAGAGAATCTATTTTCTGATGATGGGGGTGAAGAAGAAACACAGGTAACTCCACCTGCCCCAAAGGAGAAAGAAGACAAAGAAAATGAAAAAACTACTGAGGAAGAAGAGATAAATCCTGATGATTTATTTGATAATCCAGAGAGCGTAGGTAGTGGAAAAGATAATCAAGAAGAAGAGGAAGATACCCAATCTGAAAAGGACAAAGGTACTTCTCCCAAAACTAACTTCTACTCTTCCATTGCCAGTGCCTTGAAAGAAGAAGGTATCTTCCCTGACCTTGATGATGATACATTAAATGGTATCAAGACTCCAGAAGATTTTGCAGAAGCAGTTGAAAAGACTGTTCAAGCAAGGTTAGATGAAAGACAAAAGAGAATTGATGCTGCATTACAAGCTGATGTAGAACCAGATGAAGTAAGAAGGTATGAACAAACCCTTGCTAATTTGGATGCAATCAAGGAGGAATATATAACTGATGAAACTGAAAAGGGTGAAAGATTGAGAAAGAACTTAATCTATCAGGACTTTAGGAACAGAGGTTATAGTGAAGCCAGAGCTAAGAGAGAGGTTGAGAAATCTTTCAATGCTGGCACAGATATTGAAGATGCAAAAGAGGCATTGGAAAGTAACAGAGAATACTTTAGCACTCAATATCAGGACTTAATCAAGGAAGCTCAAGAAGAGGCAAAAGAAGAACAAAGGAAAATTAAAGAAGAGGCTGCACAATTAAAGAAATCAATGCTTGAGGACAAGGAAGTATTTACAGGTATTACACTTGACAAGACTACAAGACAAAAAGCATTTGAGAATATTACTAAGCCTGTCTTTAAAACAGAAGATGGAGAATATTTGACTGCCATTCAGAAATATGAAATGGATAATCCAGTTGAGTTCAGAAAGTATCTGTCTGTATTGTTCACTATGACTGATGGCTTCAAGAATATTGATGGTCTTGTAAAAGGTAAAGTAAAGAAAGAAGTCAAGCAAAGTCTTAGAGAATTAGAACATAAACTCAGTAGTACTGCAAGAAATTCATCAGGTAATCCAAGATATGTTGGAGGAGTTGAGGAAGATACTGAGTCTTATATTGGAAAGGGCTGGGACCTTGATGTCTAAAAACATATTAACTAACAAAAATAATTAACAGATTATGGCTGGTAAATTAGGTAAATTTCAAATGTTAGGCTTCCAACACTGGAAGGGTCTGACAAGTGACAACCACCTTGGAGCTATCTTCCAACAAGCACCTCAGAAGGCTACAAACCTTATGGTGCAACTGTTGGCTTTCTATAGAGGAAAGAGCTTGGATACATTCCTTAATTCATTCCCTGTAAGAGAGTTTGAAGATGATAATGAATACTACTGGGATGTTATTGGTTCTTCAAGGAGAAACATTCCTCTTGTTGAGGCAAGAGATGAAAATGGTACTGTAGTTGCTGCTGGTGCAGCTAATGTGGGAGTTGGTACATCTCCTTTCTATCTGGTATTCCCAGAAGACTGGTTTGCAGATGGTGAAGTTATTGTAGGTAACTTGAACCAAGTATATCCATTTAGAATCCTTGGTGATGCAAGAATGGAAGGTACTAATGCAGTGTACAAAGTAGAACTTATGGGTGGTAATACTCAAGGTGTTCCTGCTGAAAGACTGCAACAAGGAGAAAGATTCTCTATTGAGTTTGCTCCTGTAGAAAAAGAACTTTCAAGAAAGGTTGGTGATGTTAGATTCACTTCTCCTGTAAGCATGAGAAATGAATGGACTACAATCAGAATCCAACACAAGGTAGCTGGTAATAAGCTAAACAAGAAACTTGCTATAGGTATTCCTATGGTTAGGAATCTTGAAAGTGGAAAGCAAGTGAAGGACACTGCAAATATGTGGATGCACTATGTAGATTGGGAAGTAGAACTTCAATTTGATGAGTACAAGAATAATGCTATGGCATGGGGTACTTCAAACAGAAATCTGAATGGTGAATACATGAACTTTGGTAAATCAGGTAATGCTATTAAGACTGGTGCTGGTATCTTTGAACAAACAGAGGTTGCCAATACTATGTACTACAATACATTCAGCTTGAAGTTACTTGAAGATGCACTGTATGAACTATCAGCTTCTAAACTTGCAATGGATGATAGACTCTTTGTAATCAAGACTGGTGAAAGAGGTGCTATTCAGTTCCATAAGGAAGTATTGAAGACTGTATCTGGTTGGACTACATTTGTACTTGATAATAACTCTACAAGAGTTGTTGAGAAAGTTCAATCAAAACTTCACAGCAATGCACTTAGTGCTGGTTTCCAATTTGTTGAATATAAGGCTCCTAATGGTGTTAGAGTGAGATTGGATGTTGACCCATTCTATGATGACCCAGTAAGAAATAAGATTTTACATCCAAATGGTGGTGTAGCTTTCTCTTACAGATATGACATCTGGTATATTGGTACTATGGACCAACCTAATATCTTCAAGTGTAAGATTAAGGGTGACAATGAGTACAGAGGTTATCAATGGGGTATTAGAAATCCTTTCACTGGACAAAAGGGTAATCCTTATATGTCATTTGATGAGGACTCTGCTGTAATTCACAGAATGGCTACTTTGGGTGTTTGTGTGCTTGACCCAACAAGAACTATGTCATTAATTCCTGCAATTCTGCAAGGATAAGCATAAATAAAAGGGAGGCAGGTAATTCCTCCTCCCTTTTTCTTTTTTAAGATATTAAATGGAGAAGTAATATGGCAAAAGAAGTTAGTAAGATGGTTTTGGATGATGAAGAGATTATGAAGGAAACACCAGTTGTATCTGATGTGAATGACCTCTTTGAGGAACCAAAGACAAGAAAAACAAAGAAACAAGCAGTAATAGAGGACAATGATGAACCTATTAGCTGCCTAAGAAATGAAAGAGTTATAGTAAGGTTTGTTCCCAAGCAAACTGGTTTAGTTTCAAACCCTAAGCATATCCTATATGGGGGTATGGCAGAAGCAGCAGTAAGATGGTTTACTCTACCAAGATTAAGTTCTGGTATGTATGTAAATGCCCTCACTGATAAAGAGAAAGCCTACCTTGAAGAGATAATGGGTCTTGAATATAATGCTCTATCTATCTATAAGAAGATAGATAATTTCTGGGATAATTATACAGTGAGATTAACTAAGCAAGATAATTTCTTGAACTTGGCTGACCCTGATGATTATATCAAATATAAAATCCTTTTGGCAAACAAGGACTATATTGCATCTTCCCTTCAAGAGCTGCAAGACAGACCTAAAATGACTTATCAGTTTGTAATTGTACAGGAAGGTGAGGAAGCTAAGACTGCTAAGAAGGAAATGAATGCTACAATGCAGTCATACATGAAGTTTGGTGAAATTCAAGATGATGCTGATAAGCTGAGAGTAATCATTGAAACTATTGATGGTAGACCTCTTGCTAAGACAACTAAGATTGAATTCTTACATGAGAAGATTAACAAGCTAATTCAAGCTGACCCAAAACTTTTCTTAAGAGTTTCAGAAGACCAGTATCTTGATACTAAAGTTCTGATTAAGAAGGCTATTGAAGAAGGTCTAATTAGTAACAGAGGTGGTATGTTATACCTGAAATCTGATGGTTCTCCTCTATGTGGAGATAATGAAGAACCTACTTTGAGTGTAGCTGCTAAGTTCTTAAGTGCTCCTAAGAGACAAGAATTGAAGTTCAGTCTGGAAGCAAAGCTAAAAGAATAAAGATATGAATGTTAATGAATTTTCTAATGAATTTGATGTACTCTATAACAACATAATGAGCAATGCTGCTCCAGGGTTAAATGAGTATGAAAAGTCTGTACTGCTTACTAAGGCTCAGGAAGAGATAGTTAAGAACTATTTTGAACCAGCAGGTAATAAGTATGGAAAAGGATTAGATGATTCACCAAAAAGACAAATAGATTTTTCAGAATTAATAAAGGTAGGACAAGGAGTACTTAATACAAGTGCTCCTACTATCACCTTTGATAAGAGAGCTAAGGTATATGATTTACCTGCTGACTTATTCTTGGTTATAAATGAGGCTGTTGATACTAATGCAGGAACTAAACAGATAGTTCCAATCAGTTATTCTGATTATACAAGGCTTATGTCAAGACCTTACAAGGAACCAGTTAAATATCAGGCATGGAGAATAATTACTTCTTCTATAAACAATATCTCTGTAGAACTAATAGTGAACAGTAATGAAACTATTACAGACTATAAGGTAAGGTATATAAGAAGACCTGCTCCAATTATCACTACTAATCTATCTTCTGAATATGGTGATGTCACAATAAATGGTGTAAGCACTATTTCAGAATGTGAGCTTAACCCAATTATTCATAGTGAGATATTACAGAGGGCAGTTGAATTGGCTAAGGCAGCTTACCAAGGAGATTTGCAAGCAAGTGTTGAATTAGGACAAAGGTCAGAGTAAAAATATAAAGTATGACTAATAAAGAATTTTCTGATGGATTCAGTACTTTACTTAACTCATTTGGTATCACTCCTAATATAACCCTTGATGAATATGAGAAATCAACATTTCTCACTAATGCTCAGGAACAACTGATTATTGACATCTACTCTGGAAGGAATATTATTTATGGTAAGTCCTTTGAACAGACAGAAGAAATAAGAAGATATTTGAGCAATTTGGTGGAGACCTATGAAACAAGTACTAAGGTTACAGGAAAGCTGGGATTATCACAAGACTCAGTATTCTTTGAGATACCACAAGATACTTGGTTCATTACTTATGAAGTGGCATTCCTCAAGGATAGTAGATTAGGTTGCTTGGATGGTATAGAGGCAAGTGTGGTTCCATTACCACAGGATGATTTATATAGAGCAAAGGATAATCCATTTAGAGGACCAAGTAAAGACAGAGTACTAAGACTTGATATAAAAAGTGATTTAGCTGAATTAATCAGCAAGTATAATGTGGACAAATATTTAATGAGATATATCTCTCAACCTACTCCTATTATACTGGTAGATTTACCTGATGGACTAAGTATCAATGGTATAAGTACTGAAAGTGAATGTGAACTAAATCCTGTAGTACACAGAGCAATACTTGAAAGGGCTGTACAGCTTGCCATAATAAGTAAAACTCAACTGACAGGAAATAAAGAATAAATATAAATGTTTAATTAAACTAAAAAAGATTATGGTAATTTCTATTAATCAAGTAAGACAGCTATATGTTGCAAAGGCTCTCAAAGCTAGTACAGCAGCCCTTACAACTGCTGGTGATATTGTGCCAAAGGCAGATACAGCTAAGACTACTCTGTATTTTCAGTCTATGTCTCCTGCTGGAATTGTAGCAAGTGATAAGATTGATATTAAGAATGTAATATCAGCAAAGGCTACAGCTTCAAAAGATTTGGCTCATAAGTTGGTTAGATACTCAGTTACTCTTGATACAAATGTATCTGCAACTCCTGTAGCAGGTCAGAATTATATTCTGAGACTGGCTTTCAGACAATACATTGGTTTGTCAGAGGAAGACCAATACTTCAAGTATGGTGAAGTAATTGCAAGAAGTGGAATGACTGCATCAGACTTCTACAAGAAGATGGCTATTTCTTTAGCTAAGAACTTGGAGAATAAGACAGAATCTACTCCTCTTGTGAATATTTACCTTATCAGTGCAGCAGCAGCTTCTACTGATGTTCCAGTTACATCAGCTACTAAGGAATCAGACCTTGCTGCAACTGACTATAACCAAATCATCATTGAAGAAGCTGAACAACCTTGGGTTCTTGGTATGATGCCTCAAGCATTTATCCCATTTACTCCTCAATTTTTAACTATTGAAGTTGATGGTCAAGAAAGACTGTGGGGTACTGCAACTGTAGTTACACCTACTAATACTGTTCCTAATGGACACTTAATGGCAGACCTTGAATACTTCTGCATGGGTGCAAGAGGTGACATCTACAGAGGAATGGGTTATCCTAATACTATTAAGACTACTTACTTGGTAGACCCAAGTGCAGTTTATGATGTACTGGATATTCACTATTTCTATACAGGAAGCAATGAATCAGTTCAGAAGTCTGAAAAGACTATTACACTGATTGCTGTAAATGATGGTAGTCACACTACAATGAATGCTCTAATTGATGCTATCAATACTGCATCAGGGCTTACAATTGATACTTTATCCTAAGTGATATAGCATTAGAAGGGGCATAGAATTAACTATGCTCCTTTTTTTTTTATCAATTAAAAATATGAACTATGATACATTTTAATCAGCTTAATATTAGCCCGGATAATAGATTTCTTATAATTGATGTATCCATAGATAATCAGGACTACTTTGATGATGTCCTATTAGATAGTATAATCATTGATACCCAAGATACCTTTGTGATGAATGGACCAAGTGACAATCCTCTTTATGTGTATAATGTAGAGGATGCTTATGATTTAACCTATTCTCTTCCTGAGCAATGTAATTGCAATCCAGTAAGAGTTGAGGAAGATGAATCATATTGTTTCACTTATGGCACACAACAAATGAAGAATGTAAGACTTGAATTAAGTATTCAAGACTTAAAGGTTTCTCCTTGCAGTACTATGTTCTTTGTGTATGTGAAGTCTAAAGGTACTCCATCAACTGATACTCCATGTGGATTTGATAAGGACCAAATATTAGGTACTGTAATTAACTTACAACCTATATACAAACAGACTCTCAAGTATCTAAAAGAAGTAGAATGTGATTGTAATATACCAAAGGGTTTCATTGATATGATACTTAAGTTAAAGGCAATTGAACTTTGTGTTAGAACAGGAAACTATCCACAGGCTATTAAGTACTGGAATAAGTTCTTCATAAATAATAATTGCAAGTCTCCAACCTCTAATTGTGGATGCTATGGATAAAATGCTTGAAATATCTGAGGAAGCCATCACAAGATACTTTACTACTCTATCTCAATTTGGATATAAGAAGTACAGTGATGTAGATAAGATAATTGTTCTCTTCTTCATGGAAGAAATGTTGGCAGGAGAAATGTCTTATTATGTGACACAAGATGATTATAGAAATATAGTCAATGCACTATATTGTCTGGCAGGAAGTACTTGTATGATAGACTTTCCAATGTTTGAGAGCTATGATACTTTGGTTCATTCTAACAAAAGAACATTTGTACCAAGAATAACAGAGGATAGTATATTAAGAAGTACTGAGGATGATAACTTTAGAGTAGAAGCATAATCTTTATACCCTGAATATAAAAATAGTAAAACTCTTGTAGATGTAATTGTTTTAGATTATATTTGCAGGAGTTTTATTGTATAGACATGATTATAGGAATAATATATAAATATACTTCTCCATCTGGAAAATCTTACATTGGACAAACTACTAATGAGGAATATAGAAGAAGAATGTGGTTTGGTACTGGTAGATATACAGGAGGAAGAAGTAAGATTGATAGGGCAAGAAAGAAATATGGAGCTTCATCTTTTATTTATGAAATAATATTTAAAAAGACCTTTAGAGACATGGATGAAGCTACTACAGAGCTTAACAAGTTGGAAAGTTATTATATTGGGTATTATAATACCTATAATAAAGGCTACAATAGTACCCTTGGGGGAGATGGTAGTAGAGGGTATGTACACTCTAATGAAACCTTAAAGAAAATCTCAGAAGCTACTAAAGGTAAAAAGAAACCTCTTGGTTTTGGGGATAAAGTATCTAAAGGGTTAAAATCCAAACCAAAGACTGTTAGTCATAGAAAGAAATTATCAGAGGGTAAATTAAATTCTGGAAGTAAGATTATACAATATTCAAAGTTGGGAGAATATAATAAGACTTGGGATAATATAGATATAGTAGCAAAAACTCTTCAAGTAAGTAGAGAATCTATAGCAGGATGTTGCAGAGGTAAATCTAAAACAGCGCATGGTTATATCTGGAGATATGAGGGTAGCAATATCCCTGTTACAAAAACAGGTAGAAGAAGAGATTCAAAGATAGTATTAAAACTAACAATGAGTGGACAAATAATTGAGGAATTTGAAAGTGTAAAAGATGCAGCAATAAGTGTAGGAGCTAATGAAACTAATATAGCTAAATGTTGCAGAGGTGAATGCAAAAGTATTAAAAATTTTAAATGGAAATATAAGGAGGAATAAATATGACTTATAGTGAGATTATATATATGTGTATGGACCAGTTAAAATTGTCCAGTGATGACTCATTTTACACTAAAGACCACATACTATTTTTAATAGTAAAGCTAAGGAGCTTTCTCTTAAAACAAAGGTACTCAGACCTTAGAAAACCTATACCAGATAGTGACTATCAGAGTATATGTTTAGACCTTATTGAGGTTCCAGCTATTAGTGGAGAACCTTGTGAAGGTAGCTCTTATTTAAGAAGTAAGAATAAGGTTCCTACTACTATGATGATAGGTAATCCAAGAGTATATCCTATGGACTTCTATCAAGGTGAGATTACTTATATAAGTAGGGATAGAATGAGATATGTAGGTTATAATAAGTTCCTGAGAAACATAATCTATTGTTCAAAAGCCCCTGATGGTTATTTGTATTTTAAATCATGGAATCCTCAATTCCTGCATCTTGAAAGAATAAGGTTTAGTGCAATCTTTGAAGATGCTAAGGAAGCATCAGAATTGGCTTGTCCAGAAGAGAGTGGTACAATATGTAGGTTAGAGGATAAGGAGTTCCCATTGGAAGACTCACTTGTGCCTCCCTTGATAGAACTTGTAGTTAAAGAATTAAGAGGTCCTGAATTTATGAAGAAAGATGAAGATAATAATGCAGAGGATAATCTGCCTGATTCAAATAGATAATGGAGACACTGGGAGAATTTAAAAGGAGGATAAAGAAGGTCAACCAACCAAGAGAGTATAAAGTAAGGAATTCATTGGGTGTATATGATGGATATAAGTATTATAGAAAGAATAAGCCTGATAGTAAGGAATATGTTCTTACTGAGTCACAATATTTTTCTATCATAAGAAAGATAAACTTACATTTGGTTGATGAATTATTACTGGGTCATGATGTTAGACTTCCTAAATCAATGGGCACTATTGAGATAAGAAAGTATGATAGGAGAATAAGGTTAGGAAAGGATGGAAAGATTCATACTAACCTTCCCATAGACTGGGATAAGACACTCAAACTCTGGTATGAAGATGAAGAGGCTTTCAAAGATAAGACATTAGTTAGAGTAGAGGAGAATGAAATCTTTAAGGTATATTACAATAGAGAGTCAGCTACCTACAACAATAATTCTTACTATGAATTCTTATTCAACAAAGATTTAAAGATAAGACTTAAACAAAGAATAAAGGAGGGTCTAATAGATGCTCCTTACTTAGAAAGGAAATTAAGATATGGTTAATAATGTTAGCTACGTAAATATAAGAGTAGTGCTTGACAGATTACTAAGACACCCACTACTTACTGACCTCAATCTTGAAACAGCTATTCAATATACATTGGACTTTATTAGTGCAATGGGACTTCCTAATGTCTATGTTGATAAGATGGAAACAATAGATATTAAGGAGTATAGAGGTGAGTTGCCCTGTGATTTAATCTCTATTAATCAGGTCAGATTACACAAGAATGGAATGGCACTTAGAGCAATGACTGATAATTTCAATGCCTATCCTACCCATGACCATAAGGAAGGAGATTGGTGTGAGAGAGGAGAGCCTTCTTTCAAGACACAAGGTAGAGTGATATTTACTTCAATCAAACATGAAAAGGTGGATATTAGTTATAAGGCTATTATGTTGGATGATGAAGGTCTTCCTTTAATTCCAGATAACTCTATCTTCCTTAAAGCACTGGAACTATATATCAAGAAGGAGTGGTTCACTATTCTTTTTGATATGGGTAAAATAAGCCCTGCTGTACTAAATAACACCCAGCAAGAATACGCATTTAAGGCTGGACAGTGTAATAATGAATTTGTGATTCCTTCTGTATCAGAAATGGAATCAATTACAAATATGTTAAATCAAATGATTCCAAGAGTCACTGAGTTCAGAAGAGGATTCAAGAACTTAGGAGACAAGGAATATATAAGAGTACATTAATATGGCACTAAAGAAAGAACAACACTTTTTTAAAGGGTTACAAAGAGACTTATCAGTCTCTAAATTCAATCCAGAATATGCCTTTGATGCTCAGAATATCAGAATAACTGCAAGAGATAATAATACTCTTCTTACTGTAACTAATGAGAGAGGTAATAAGGAGATACCATTACAATCTCCTTCTGGAGACCCTGTAGTTATTGATGGGATATTACTTGGACAGAATGTGCTAAATAATTATGTAACCTTATTTACAAAAGGTACAAAAGATAATATCTATAGACTTGAAAATAAAGGTACCTATTTTGAGACTCTACTTCTATTCTCAGGTAATCTTAATTTTAGTACAGACTATCCTATTGAGAATATTGGTGTATATGAAAATGATAATATTCAGAAGATATATTGGGTAGATGGATTAAATCAACCAAGAGTTATTAATATTGTATCTGACTCTACAACAATAGAAGAATGGAATAATAGTTCATTTGATTTTATTCCAGAATTGAAGTTGGATGAAACAATCACTGTTACCTCCAATCTTAAGGTAGCCAGCAAGTTTCCTTCTGGAGTGGTGCAATATGCTTTCACTTACTATAATAGAAATGGCTCTGAAAGTAATATTATATATCAAACACCTATATACTACACTCATGCAAGTAATAGAGGAGGGAGTCCAGAAGAGATAGGTTCCAATAGTTTTGATATAGTTATAAGTAATCCTGATACTAATTTTGATTATATAAGGATATATTCTATATTTAGAACAAGTATAGATTCTACCCCAGTTGTAAGAAGAGTGGCTGATTTGGATGTTATTGGTTCAGTAATCAGATATACAGATAATAATACAACAGGAAGTAGTGTAGATAGTACCTTACTACTTTACATAGGTGGTGAAGAAATAATTCCTCACACCATGACTCAAAAGGACAATACTTTATTTCTTGGAAATATTCACATAAAAACTTTATTGTTCTCAAAGGAAGCAAGAGAGAGTGTGAAGGGTTCTGTTGTATTTGGTAATAAGCTTCTTGATACTGGTGAAAGAACTAATTTAACTTATGATTATAAAACCCAATTAAATAATAATAGTTACCAGATTACATCATTTAAAAGAGGTGAAACTTATAGGTTCGGGGTTCAATTCCAAAATAAGAAAGGTAAATGGTCAGAAGTATTATATATAGGAGATAGCAAGGTAGATACTTACCCTAATGTAGATTCTAATAACTTATCTGGTACTGTTAAATTAAGTTTGGTAAAACCTTACTATACTATACCAAAGAGTGTACTTGATGAAGCTAAAGCTCTTGGTTATGTAAAGGCAAGAGGAATGATAGTAGTTCCTACAAATAGTGATAGAACTGTATTGTGTCAAGGTGTAGTATGTCCTACTCTATGGACAAATTTAGACAGAGAATCTAATAGTCCTTATGCAGTATCATCTTGGTTTTTTAGACCTTTTGTTGATGAAGCTAATAGAGATGATTCTAATGATGTGAAGGCAAATAATGGAACTTATGCTCAATATGTTGATTATGATAGTATCAATCCTGTATATCCTGATAGGACTACTGAGATAGGGGTAGAAACTTTAAAGACATTAGCAGAAGGTAGTACAGAAGTAAATGACTATTTAGTAGATAGTAGTATTCTTACATTTCATTCTCCTGATATAGAATTTGGAGATATAAATACAGCAAATACTAACTTAGGCTGCCAATTTATAGGCTCTGTTGCATTACATTCTGGTATATCTTATAGGTCTGTTCTTGCAGAGAGTACAGGGGTTCAACCTACTTTAGATTATGGATTTTATAATGAGTTCCCACAGTATGAAAGACAAACTGTTTTTTCAACAAATAAAGGAGGTAGACTTCTTTCTTCTGGGTATCATTGGATGGGAATCCCCTTATTAACTAATGATACTCAAAAAGTTTACAAGAGTAACTGGGCATGGTTAGTATCACCTTGGCAAAGACAAGGCTCATTAATTAATGATTTTAGATATGAAGGTAATACCTATTCTAATTTGAAATCAAATAAATTGGGTAATTTGAGAACAAGTTATTCTACTTATTTCACTCTGGGATTAACAGAATCTTGGGTTCCCCCTGCTGGTATATCAAATGTAGAGATAGTAGATTCTAACGAAGTTACAGCTACTTCAATAGTTAGGAATGATGAGTCTCTGTTATACTATGGTAATGTTGATAAAGTAATACCTCCTGGTTCTAAAACAGAAGGTGTAGGTTCAGATATTGGTGTTGTTACTAATAGTTATGAAAATATAAAAACTATAAATCAATTATATAATGGTGAGTCTGAAAATACCACTTTTGTTGATAAAATTACTATACCAGTATTAGGAACTGTCAATCTTAAAGATTCTGAAAGATATACCAATAGTCCTGTAAGCATCAAATATAAGTCTGGAAAACATGCTGTATTTGCTTTAAACAAGCAAAATGGTAATAGGGTTATAATCCCTAATAGTAATACAAATCATAACCATACAAAAGATAGCAGTGCTATATTCAGTACCTTTAGTACTGGATATTCAGGGTTATGGCTTGTAGAGTTGACTCAGACTATAGATGAGGATAATAGATTTGGGGGTAAAACAGAAGAAGCTCTGTTAAATAACAGGTGGATAGTATCTGGAGACCCAATTGATATTAATGACAGTGGTAGAATAGAGTTTCTTCAAGGTGATACCTATCTTCAAAGATATGATTGTCTAAAGACATATCCATTCACCTTAGAGGATATGAATACTGTAGTTGAAATGGTATCATTTTATTGTGAAACTCATATCAATATAGATGGTAGGTATGATAGAAATAGAGGAAATGTTACCAACTTAGCTATTACTCCTTCTATATTCAATCTTTATAATCCAATTTATTCCCAGAGTAATAACTATTTTACTTATCAATATTTGAATGAAATAAGTAGTCTTAATGATTTTCCTAATAGTATTACATGGACTGAGGAAAAAATACTTGGTAATGAAGTGGATAATTGGACTAAAATTAATGTTGCAACAACATTAGACCTTGATGGTGATAAAGGGGAAGTAACCTCCTTGAACACTTATAATAATGAGATATTCTGTTTTCAGAGAAGGGGGTTAAGTAATATTTTATTCAACAGTAGAGTTCAGATACCAACCTCTGATGGGTTGCCAATTGAGATTACTAATGGATTGAAGGTAAGTGGTAAAAGATATATAAGTAATACTATAGGCTGCACCAATAAGTGGTCTATTGCAGAATCTCCTTCTGGACTATACTTCATAGATAATGAGACTAATTCATTATATCTATTTAATGGAGAAATAGTCAGTCTATCTGATAAGTTAGGATTTAGACAGTGGATTAGTGCCCATAATGTTCATGTAGACTGGGAACCTGTTGGTTATAACAACTATAGGTCATTCTATGACAAGAATAATAATGATGTATATTTTACTTATAAGGACCACTGTCTATGTTATTCAGAGTTGATTAACCAGTTTACTTCATTCATGAGTTATGAAAGGGTTCCTGCTATGTTCAATGTAAGTAGTGAGTTCTATGCCTTCAAGGATGGTAAGATGTGGGAACAGTTTACTGGAGACTACAATATGTTCTTTGGTGAATATAAACCATTCAGTATTACCTTTGTAGCTAATGCTGAGGAACCAAATGATAAGATATTCAATACAGTAGAGTTCAGAGCTGATAGTTGGGATGGTGATAACTTGATAAGTAACAAAACCTTTGATACTCTTGATGTATGGAATGAATACCAGCATGGTACTACCCCTCTTACTAATATACTTGGACATCCCTCCCCATTAAAGAAGAAGTTCAGGGTGTGGAGGGCTAATATACCAAGAGCAATAGTAAATAATAGAGATAGGATAAGAAACACTTGGGCTTATATTAAGTTAGGAATGAATACTCCTAATACATATAGAACAGAGTTTCATGATGCTATTGTTCACTATTTTGCATAATTAATAGGAGTCCATAAACATTTTAGTTTGTGGACTCTTTCTTTTTTAATTAAAGGCTTTGTTTATTCAATACCTTTTTATACATTTGCAATAAAATTAATTATATTATGGCTAAGAAAAGAATTAGGAGAAAACATAAATACTTCAACTCTTATGCTAATGGAGGTGTATTAGGCACATTTGCAGACTGGAACCAAAATGCTACTAACAAATTTATGGATTCAGGTGTTGGAGGTGCACTGGAGGAACTTGGTATAGGTTCAAGTGGAATAGGTGGAATAGCTAGTACTGCTTCTTCTGTAGTAACTGGTTTAATGAACCCAAAAGGAAATAGTACTGGTGTTGGGAATGCACTTCAAACTGTTGGTTCTTTAGCCAGTAATATACCAGGTGTAGGGGGATTAGTTGGTGCAGGAGTAGGATTAGTTGGAGGGCTTGTCAATAGTATGTTTGGGTCTAACCTTAATGAAGACTTTATAAATCAAACTGAAGGTAATATAAAGAATCAAGAAGGATATGTGTCAGGAGCTTCAACAAATGCTCAGTTGATGTCTGATTGGTCTTCTTTAAGAAACATAGGAGATGTAAGTAAATCTCAAGTAGGGTCTGATGGATGGTTCAGTAATAAGACTAAAAAGAAGACCAGAGAATTAAATAGAAGGATTAAAGCTGCTAACCAGAGAGCAGCACTATCTTTAGCTAATACTGCTTCAAACATTGATACACAGAATGATTTCAATGTACTATCAAACTTCTCTGCTTATGGTGGTCCACTTGAATTTGGTAGTGGTGCAATAGGCTATGAGTTTGATAATAGATACTTAAATAATCAAGAGATGAGTGCAATTGCTAAACAAAGATTGACCTCTCTTCCTAACTCATTTCAAACATTACCAGAGATGAATACATATAATGCTTTTGCAGAAGGTGGAGGTATTCATATCAAGAAGAAAAACAGAGGCAAGTTTACTGAGTACTGTGGAGGTAAAGTAACAGAAGCATGTATTAGAAGAGGAAAGAACAGCTCTAATCCTACTACAAGAAAGAGAGCTACTTTTGCACAGAATGCAAGAAATTGGAATGCTTTTGGAGGATGGTTAAATACACAAGGAGGAGACTTTACTAATGGAGTTACATTTATTGATGAAGGAGGTTCTCATGAAGAAAATCCTTATCAAGGAATACAGATAGGAGTTGACCCAGAAGGTGCTCCTAACTTAGTTGAGCAAGGTGAAGTAGTTTATGATGATTATGTATTCTCTGACAGAATGGAGATACCTGATGATATAAGAAAGGAGTACAAGTTAAGAGGTAAAACCTTTGCTAAGGCTGCTAAATCTGCACAAAGAGAAAGTGAGGAAAGACCTAATGACCCTCTAAGTACTAAAGGATTACAAGCTGCTATGGAAAGAATAGCTACTGCACAAGAGGAAGCAAGGCAAAGAAAGGAAGCCCATAGGGAAGGAAATGAATACCCAAGTATGTTTGCTTATGGTGGTGATACAAATCCTTATGGCTTAGCTTTGGAAGACCCAATGAGTGTTGAGGAACTTGAAGCTCTTATGGCTCAATCAAGAGAAACTGGTGAAATAGCTCCAGAAGGTAATAATGATAAGAGGCAGACATGGACAAGATATGCACCAATTATAGGCTCAGGTTTAGCAAGTCTATCAGATTTATTCAGTAGACCAGACTATGGTAGTGCTGATATGATAGGTGGAGTAGGCTTAGGTGCTGAGGCAGCAGGGTATGCTCCTATTGGAAACTATCTATCTTATAGACCTTTAGATAGGGATTATTATATTAATAAGATGAGTCAACAGGCTGCTGCCACAAGAAGGGCTTTACAGAATACATCAGGTGGTAATAGGCTTAATGCTCAAGCTGGAATACTTGCTGCTGATTATAACTATGGTCAAAGCATCGGTGATTTGGCAAGACAAGCAGAGGAATATAACCAACAGTTGAGAGAAAGAGTTGAGGCATTCAATAGAGGTACTAACATGTTTAATACTGAGACTGGACTTAAGGCTTCAATGTTTAATGCAGAATCAAGAAATGCAGCTAAGAGAGCAAGATTAGGACAGGCTACAACTGCTGCTCAAATGAGACAGGCTATTAAAGACCAAGATGCTGCAAGAAGAAGTGCTAATATAACTAATTTCTTACAAGGATTAGGTGATATGGGATGGGAAAATGAACAAAAATCATGGTTAGATGAATTAGCTAAATCAGGTGTTCTAAAAATGAATACAAGAGGTGAATATACTGGTGGTACTAAAGCTCAAGGTGGTAAAGTAAGAACTAAAAAGAAGAAAGGATTAACTTATGGCTAATTATAATTTTGTGAGCGGAGCTAAGTTCAGACCATTCTCTTATCAGGAAATGCTTCAACCACTTCAAGCATACACTCAAGAATATAATACTATTCAAGAGGGTATGGGTGAATTAGGTACTAAAGCAGATATATTTGAGAAAATGGCTAATGAACAGACAGACCCACAGGCTTATGCAATATACAAACAATATTCTAATGACTTGGCTAAACAAGCTGAGTCATTAGCTAAACAAGGACTTACTCCTGCAAGCAGGCAAGGATTGATTGATATGAAAAGAAGATACTCTTCTGAGATTGTTCCTATAGAACAGGCTTATAAGAGAAGACAGGAGTTGATAGATGAACAAAGGAAATTACAGGCTCAGGATAGTACACTATTATTTGATAGACCTGCTTCTACACTTTCCTTAGATGAACTTATAGCTAATCCAGCCTTATCACCACAATCCTATTCTGGAGCACTATTATCCAAACAAGTAGGTACTGCTGCACAGAATTTAGCTAAGGAAGTAAGAGAGAACCCAAGAAAGTGGAGAACAATCTTAGGTAATCAATATTATGAAACCATCATGCAGAAGGGATTCAGACCTGATGAAATTATGCAGGCTGTACAGAATAATCCTGAGGCTTCTCCTATACTTCAAGGTATTGTGGAAGATGCAATAGGAAGTTCTGGTATTAGGAATTGGAATGATGAGAATATCCTTAATAGAGCTTATGATTATGCAAGACAAGGTTTGTGGAATGCAGTAGGTGAAACTCAATATCAAACTCTTTCTAATAAGGCTTATGATTATGCAATGCAGGAAAGATTAGCCCAAGCAAGAAAGAAAGGTACTAAGGAAGATGTGCAAAGTCCTTATTTCAGAAGTTCTGGTGTTACCAAGGTAAAAGATGTAAATGTTGAGAAGAAAAAAGATGATATAGCATTTATACAAGGTGTAAGGAATGGTACTATAAACTTGGATGAAACAGCACAAAGAGTTGTTGGTTCAGACCCTCTTGAGTTATATGGAACAAGGGGGCACCTACAAAGGACACCTGGAAAGGTAGAAACATATAAACCTAATCAAGAAAGAATTTCTAACTTGATGAAGGAGTATGGAATAAGAAACTTAGACCAGATTGAGGCTAAAATAAACAGTGATTTAAGTAAATCTGCAATGAGGGAAGTAACCTATATAACCTCTATAACAGACCCAACTCTAATTTCTAAAACTATCAGAGAGAATGCAGCTTCAATATCAAGAAGAACTGATGGAAAATCTGGAATATATGAACTTGATTCTAACAAGAAAGGAGATATGCTCTCCTATAAAGATATAAAGGATTATTTCAATGAAGATTCTCAGATTGAATATGACCCTAATTTAGGAATTGTATTTACAGGTACTAATAGCAAGGGTGATACTAAGAATTTCCTTCTTGACCCAGAAGTTGTAGCTGGAGAAACAAAGGTATATGAAGATGGTATAAGAAGAAATGTCATTCAAAACCAATTGATGTTGATTAATCAAGCTATAGAAAATGAAGATGTCGAGGCTCAGAGACATTATATAACTGAGTTAATGAATGATATTTATAGTAGATTTAATTCCATTGCTAAAAGAGAAAGTAATACAGATTCAAATATTTAATTATGAGTATAGATAGAACAGACCCTACTCAAGCTGGAATCTCTGGCTTGAGAGGGTTAAATACCAATGAAGGAAAAGAAAGACAGTTTCAAGAAACTGGTCTTAGTAGTTCTCCTGCTGAGTTCAAAATTAGGCAGAAACAGAACTTTGAATCCCCATATCAAGAAGTTTATAGAGAGGGAGTAGGGGAGAGTGTGTATGACACTGGTATTACCTCACTAACCCAACTTGATAATTTAGCCAATACAAGAGGTGAATTGCAACCTTGGTATGCTCAAATAGGAGCTGGTTTAGCTAAGGGTGCTGTTCTTGCAGGTACTACATTTGCTGATGGTATTCTTGGTACTATAGTAGGTTTAGGTAATGCAGCAGCTACAGGAACATTCTCAGGCTTTTGGGATAATCCCTTCTCAAATGCAATGCAGCAAGTGAATGAATGGTCAGAATCAGCTCTACCTAATTACTATACTGATGCAGAGCAGAATGACCCTTGGTATGAGAATATATTCTCAGCTAACTTTATTGGGGATAAATTCCTTAAGAATTTAGGTTTTGCTGTTGGTGCTGCCTATTCTGGTAAGATTAGTGCTGATGCCACCTCAAGATTACTTGGTCTTAATAAAGCAAGACAAGCATTCAAAGGTGCAGTTACAGCCTCAGGTGAGGCTCTTAGCCCTAATGCAGCTTTACAAGCTTATAGGGAAGGAGATTTATTCCTTGATGGTGTAAGGCTTACTGAGGAATTAGCAAGAGATGCTAAGAAACTTAAGATGGCTGAGCCTACTCTTAAACTTACTGGTGCTTTCTCAGGGGCATTAGGTGAAGCAAGAATTGAGGCTATTCAAAATAGTAAAGACTGGTTTGAGCTTCACAAACAACAACTTGATGATGCACAAGCTAAAGTAGCAGCACAAGAGCAAGAAGCTATGCTTAGAGAGTTTCCTCAATATAGTAGTATGCAAATTGACCCTGATGGAAATGTAGTGGAAACCCTTACTCCAGAAGGACAAGCTATGTTACAAGCAAGAGTAGATGCTAAGTTTGATTACAAAGGTGGGCTACAGAAACTATCAGAAGATAGGGCTAAGATGGGTAATATAGACTTTGCTCTAAATATTCCACTACTTACTGTATCAGATGCTTGGCAGTTTGGTAAGTTCTATGCAGGTGGATATAATACAGCTAAAAAGGGTAGTCAGATACTAAGGGCAGTTGCAGAGGATGGTACTGTAAGTTATAGTGCAGCTAAACCTTCTGTACTTAGAAATGCCTTGAAGATTGCAAGTAAGGGTGTTGCAGAAGGTCCTTATGAAGAAATGGGACAGGCTGTTGCAGGTAAAGTTGCAGGATATAAATATGCTTCTGAACTCAATGACTTCTATGGAGCCAAGATAGACCCAGATGCAGAAAGTGAAACTATTGACTGGTTACAAGCTACTGCAAAAGCTATACAACAAACCTATGGTACTGTTGAAGGATGGGAAGAAGGTTTTATTGGTGGTTTAACTGGTTTAGTAGGTATTCCGGTCTTTAGAAGTACAAGAAATAGTGAGGGTGGTTTCCAATCTCCAGTATATCTACAAGGAGGTATTAAGGAAGATATACAAGAGATAAGAGAAAGAAGTGAGAAAGATGATGCTATTGTAACCCAACTTAATAATAGAGTACAGTCACCTGAATTCCTTAACTACTATCAATCAGCTATCAGACATAATACTTATCAAAAGCAAATGGATGAAGCTGCTGATAATAATGATAACTTTGAGTTTAAGAATGCTGAACATAACCAGCTTATTAGTGATGTTATCATGTTTGATAAGGCAGGAAGAATCAATGACCTATATGATATAATTGAGGAGGCTGGAAATGTAAGACCTGAGGATGTAGAACAGATTAGACAACTTACTACTAATCAGGAAACTGGTACATCAGTATATGACAATATGACTGATGAAGAAGTAATTGAGCAGATTCAAAAGCAAACTCAAGAAACTAAAGAAGCTGTAGACAACTATAGAAAGATTAGTCAGGACTTACAAGTTAAGATTGGGGATTACTTTGATGAAGATGGTCTTGAAGAGATGACTTATTACTTCTCAAATATTGATAATCTTGAGAATAGATTTAAGAATGTATTTGAAGAGGTACAGGAATCTTTAAGAACTATAGCTGCTGATGTTGAAAGGGATATATATTTAGATGTTCCAGAATCAACAAAAGAAGCAGGAAGAAAGGATGCAGAAGCAATAAGGATGCTTACTAATTTAAGTCCATCCCAATTAACAGCAATTCTTAATGATGAAGAAAATTCTCAATTTGTTGATGCCTTAGATAAAGCTTCAAAGAGTATTTCTGAAAGATTTCCCATATTGAGTTCTAAGGGTGTAACTCAAGAACTTGATGATTTACAAAGAATGATTGAGAGAAGGAATGACTTCATTGATAAGTATGATACTTACCTTAGAAATCCTCAAGCTCTTGCACAAAAACAAGAGAGACAAAGAGAGAATATTATAAGAGAAAATGAAAGACAGGAAATAGCTAAGACTAAGGATGCAGCATTAGCTGCTACTAACCTTAATGAATTCAGAGAAGCATTGAATAATGAGCCTGATTCATCTAAAAGACAACAGATTCTTGATGAACTTGAGAATGAAGGTAATAAGATGGCTAAGGACTATAAGGAAGTTCAAATGTATAATAGTGAAGTAAGCAGGGCAATAGATAGGCAACCTATCTCTCCTGAGGCTAAAGCTAATGCACAAGAACTACTTAGAACTCAACATGAAAATGCTAATAATCTTGAGGAAATGGCTAATCCTAACTCAGTATTCATTAATAATCCAGAAAGTCTGTATGATGAAAATCTGCCAGATGATTTGAATATGATGAATTTTGCTGAGGCTCAGTATGGACTTCTATCTGCAATGAGTGAGGTTAATAATGACCAGAGATTCAAAGCAAGGTTCCCTTCTGAATATCTAAAGCCAGTTGAGAAAACAGATGGTACAAGAGGTACTACATCAAAAGACACAACTGGAGATAGTGGTACACCTACAGTTCCACCAGTTAATGCTGGACCAGTTGATACTTATGAACCTCCTGTAGGTAACATTACTCCTCAAATGGTAGCTGAGGAAAATAAGAAAGCCAATGAAAATGCTCCTACTCCTCAATCATTAGATAGGGATGCAAAGGGTAAGAGGCAGTATTATAGACCTACTATTCCTGAATTGCATATTAATGCAAGTAAGGATGGAGATTTCAGACCTTTCAATGTAGTAGTTGCTGAGAAAGAGAACTTGAACTTTGATGAACTTTATAACTATCTTAGAGATAATAGAGCTTTCAGTTATGTAAATGAAGGTAATCTAAAGGCAGGTGATGAACTTGGTTTTATGATTGACCCTGAGTTTAATGACCATACAATCTTTATTGTAGATAAGAGAAATAACCAAATAGTTGGTTCATTAGATGAAAGTCAGTATGTAGTAGATAGATATGAAGGTTTATCAGGTCTTATTGAAAGAGTAAAAGAAGAGTTTAATCAGACTGGAAAGGATAAGAAGTTTATAGCTACTCCTACTACAAGAGTATCTCAGATAATGGTTGGTAGAATACCTTATGGTACAGAAGAAAGAAACATGGGAGAAATACCTAATGTAAGTGCAAGTTCTATCTTTGGTATTGTAAAGAATGGTATCCTATCCACTAATGGTAGAATTAGTGATGATTTAATCATCAAGCCAATGGATATGAGCCAAAAGGAAGGTAGGATGTATATCCTTATTCCTAATGCTGCTGGTAAATATAGTCCTGCTGCTGTAAGGGTTAAGCACTTCAATGAAAGTGAATATAACCCAGAAGATGTTACTGTTAACTCCACTCCTTTATACAAGAATATAAAGAAGAGTATTGATGCTTTAGCTAATGCTTTTACAGAGGAAGATGTTAATAATGCAGTAAAAGATTTGGCAAGAAGTCTATATATTGGTGATGTTCATATTGACTATATACAAGGTAAGAATGGTAATGGTATCAGGTTTACCAAGGTTCAGAGAGATGCAAATAAGAATGAAATCTATGATGAAATAGATGGTAAGAGAGTCAGAAGAGAAGATGCAAGAACTGTATTCTTAACTGAAAGATGGGACCCTAATGTTCTCTATGAATTAGGTGGAGAGGGTGTTAAAACCCAGCCTGATACAAGAGATTCACAAGAAGTAGCCAGTGAAATACAAAACATTTTAATGGCATTCAATCTTCCATTACAGGTGAATTTAGGTATGCTTAATAAGGGAGGCTACAATAACATGTTACTCTCTTCTGGAGTAATGACATCCAATATAATAGATGCCAGTGTAAAAAGTAACTGGTTTACAACAGATTACTTTGATATACAAGGTAACTTACAGCAAGCTCTGAATCCTGCATCAGTTAAGGCTGAGGAAGGTAGAAAGATACAAACTCCTGTAGGAGGTACAGAAGGAGCTATTGCAGGAACTACAGTTTCATTTGATAATACTACATACCATGTAGATTTGACTTCAAATACTGTAAGAGATAATAATGGCAGAACTCTTAACTCTTTCCCAGAGTCTATTCTTGATATGGCTTATATACAAGAAAACTATGGGGATGCTCAGAATGGTTCTATGATGATGGGGGGTATCACCCTCCTCCCTAATGGTAAGGTTCTGAACAGAAATACAGGTCAGTATGTAACTGGTGCTGCATCAGATAAATTCAAACAGAAATTAGCTGATAGAAAGAAGACTGTAGCTGACTCTAAGAAAGTTATAGACCAGATTGCAGAGAACCAGTCTAAGGTTGATAAGACAAGAACTGATGGTGAGTTCTATTATATCCTTGAGGATGATGGTGAATACCATGAATATAAGAGGGTACATTCAGTATTAGGAAGTAATTGGACCCAGTCTCCTGCACAGACTAAAGCTCTACAGGATTTAAGAGTTAATCTCTCAAAGAATGCAGATAATATAACACAGTTCAATAACTATCTTAAGAACTTAAGTAACCATTATGGTGTAGACCTTACAGCCTTTGAGGGTAAGATAGATGCAAGAAGTAGAGATACTATTGTGAATATAGTAAGAGATAAGATGTCTGGAACTAATTCACAAAGAGCATTGGATGCAGGTACTTCTGTAGATAGTGTAATCAGAAACTTCTTCACATCAAGTGAGATGCCAGTTAAACCAAGTAATATGTCTGAACAGGCATTCAATGATTTGGTTACTTCTCTTACTGAAATTAAGAGTAATATTGAAGCAAGGGGTGAAACATTCCTTACTAATAATATAGTACTCTTCAATAAGTATGAGAATGGAAACAGGGTAGCTGGTGAGGTTGATATTCTCTCTGTAGATGCTAATGGAAACTTCAAGATATATGATGTTAAGACAAGTAGATATAGCTTCTATGACTTTGTTGATGGGAATGGTAGAAAGGTTAATTATTTCAAGAATAAATCTAATACCCAAACAATGAGTCAGGAGCAGTATTATACTAAACAATTGAGTGCTTACAAGAACTTATTTGAGTTTCAATATCATACTCCTATCACTACTTTAGCTATATTACCTTTTGTACTTGAGTACAACAAGGATAATGTTAGTAGAGTAACTAAGGAGAAGGGTATTCTTCTTAACTATGATTCATCTGCGAATGTTCCTTTAGTTGGCAGTGTAGCCACTCCAGAAGTGAATAATACTAATAGTAGCTTACCTATATTCAACAGTACATTTGAAACAAGAGAACCTATAAACAATGTTCTGCCAGACTATAGTATGTCAGATAGTAAAGTAGGTTACTTCTTGAGAGATGGAAAGTTGCATACAGGTTATCTAAGTCCTATTGGAAAGGTGAATGGAGTTGAGGTATATATGACTAAGGTTCCTAATATTACTAAAGGGTTTGGAAATCAACCTGCACATGTTGCATCTAATGATTTCTATGCAGTATTTCCTAATGGTAATACTATTGCTTTAGTAAAGAATGCTGTACTGTCATATAGTGAGGCTGAGGCTAAGAACAATATAAAGAAGATACTGGAAGGTAATCCTCAGAGAGTTGTAGATATGTCTCAGGAAAGTACTATACTTTACACTCCTTCTTCTGAACCAGTTAAGATTGAGAAGCCTATTATTCCTGCTACTATTAATCAGGGAGAATCTAATGGTGCAGCTTCAACTGTTGCTAAAGAACAGGCTATTAATCAGACTGATGAAGAGTTTGATGTAGAATTTGAATTAAGACAGGTTGATGATTTATCAAGACCTATATGGGATAAAGATAAGGAGTTAGCTTGGTTAAATAAGGTTCTACCTCAATTAAGTGAGAGTAAGAGAGTAGTAGTTACTAATGGTCTTATTAGAGTAGCCAAGACTGGTGCATTAGCATGGGGTCAGTTTAGTGATGGTATCATTACTTTAAGTGATATAGCTGCTGAGGGAACTACATATCATGAGGCATTTCATGCAGTATTCCACTTACTCACAGAACCTACACTTAGAGATGAATTACTTCAAGAAGCTAAGAAAACTTATGGAGACTTGAGTAACTCACAACTTGAAGAAGCAATGGCAGAAGGTTTCAGGGAATATGTGATGTCTCAGGACACTCAATCTTTAGGTACTAAGATAATCAATTTCTTCAAGGAATTGTTTGCTAAAGTCACTAACTGGAACAGTCTAAGACCTTCTCTTACTGAATATTACAGAAATATTAATGAGGGACATTACTCTAACATAACCTATAAAGTACCATCTCTTCAAGAGATGAGAAATCAGGAGGGAGTACAATCTTCAATGGATTTCAGTAGTATTGAGACTGAGACAAGGGAAGCACTTGAAAAGAAAGGATGGACAGAAGAAATGTGGAACTCTATCTCACAAGAGGAAAGAGAGCAAGCTATCAGATGTTCATAGCTTCAAACATGAGGTTTAAATTTTTTATTAAGGTGTAAATAAAAAGGGAGAATAGTTAATTCTATTCTCCCCTTCTTCTTTTATAGTCTCTCCAACCTTTCTTTCAAGCATTGATTATATGTATTCATTGCAGTTGCTTGAACCTTGAGTAATGCTTTCTGAACATTATCAATCTTGTTAAAGTTGTCATTGAGTATAAAACTATCTAACTTATTAAGCTTTTCCTCAAGTTGAACTTGTTCTTCTACTAATCTTGTTTTAAAATCACTCATAACTTTTTTTTTTAATTATTGTTTAAAAAATGGTATTTGGTCTTCAATAAAGATACCTCTCATGACTGTATTGTACATAGGAGCAAGAGGAGACTTAAGTAAGCTCTGTTGAGCTTTAGACTTATCTTTATATGGTCCAGACTTAAGTATTGCATCTTCTCCATTGAATGTTTCATAGTTCATTGGATTCATTAGGTCAATAAGATTAAGAGTCTTCTCTACTGTATTTACACCAGCAGCAGGAGACTTTAATATCCTCAAACCTTCACCAACCATTTCTGGAGTAGGAGTAAGAGCACCTAATTCAGTGTATAATCTTCTCAACTGATACTCAATCATTTTGACTAACCAAGGTCTATCCCTATCATCACTCCACTCTATTAATCCAATAGCTGCTGCTACTGCAAGGAAGTGTGCTACCTCAGTTAATGCTCTTTTGACATTTGCCTGTTCTGTAGGAGTCATTTCATTCCACTTACTTGCAATATCAAACTGAGCTTTCCTAAGGTCTTGGAATAGAGCATTCATAAACCTACCAGTAGTAAGATAATAACCTTCTGTCCATGCTTCAAGGTCATAGTTATATGTAGCTGATTTAAACCTCCTATTGAGCGAAGGTTTTATCCATTTCCTGAACATCATACCCAACCTACCAATAGCCAATCTTTGTACTGCACTTCTATCAGCTTTATTATAAATACCGTGCATTCTTTGATTAATAGCTGCACTCTTTCTACTGAACTTGATTATATCTTCTTGAGTGAAAGCTGAACCATCAGCCTTAGTATAACCTTGTTTTAGCTGTAATTTAGCACCTAACTTCTTATTACTACTATCTAATGGTACAACCTCAAAAGCATCCCATAGACTTACTAACTTACCATTAGGAGCCTTCATTTTATAAGCATCAGCCAAAGCAAGAGAAGTTCTATTCTGCATCCAATGTTCACCTGCATTATTCATAAAGAATAGAGCTGATGTACCAAACATTCTACTGAACCAAGTCTTCCTGTCAAAATTGACTTCTCTTGTATCCTGTTCATATTCCTGCATTACATTGAATAGTTCATCCCATAAAGCTAACTTATTGGTCTTTACCCTATCACCTAACTGAGCTAAGAATGATGGTAATTCCTTACCATAAGTTCTATCAGCTCTTAGGGTATTCTTTTCATTGAAGAATTCTCCTGAGAAAGACTCAATCCTCATCATTACCTTACCAGTAGCCACATTGGAGATACCTGAAAGGATATTCAATGCCAAGTTATTCATAGAAGTCATTCTATTAATAAAGTTAGCTACCTTTCCCTTGTCAATATTAGTCTTACCAAATGTTCCTTCATCTGCCATGTATCTTCCATATACCTGCATTTCAAAGAAGTCATTCAGTCTTTCCATAAATCTTGACTTGTCTCCTGTCTTAGTTAATTTACTCTCAACCTTTCTACCTACTGCCTTAAATTTCTCAACCATAGGTTTACCACCTTCTGTTTGAGTGACTTGTCTTTCTCTTAGCATATCTCTACCAACTTCAAGAACATCAATGACCTTATTCATTTCATCAAAGTCATTAGCCATTGCTGCATAAGCAGTCATAGTACCTACTATATCAGTAGATAAGTCATTAGCACTTTCTCCCTCCTTGAGCTTTGTAAAGTAGATAGGTAACATTTGTACCTCTCTATCCTCAAAGTCTTTTACAGTTGCCTTATCTCCAAAGTCTGTATCATCAGTTCTTCTAATGAAATTATCCTTGATACTTTCCCAAACTTGTTGAGCACCAGACTTAACACTTTCAGAGCTTTTAACCCTCTCAACCAAGTCTTTCCTAATCTTTACAGCACTATTCAGCTTTGTATATTTATCAGGAAGTAAGGCATCAAGTTTAGCCTTAATATCCATTACAGTAGTATAATAATCCCTCTGGGCTTTGTTTAGCCTTCTGAACTCCATACTTTCATAAATGGATTTCTTAGGTTGTCTAACTCCATCTACAGTCTCCATATTGGCATTAAACCAATTTTGTCTCTCTTCATTGTATTTATCAGCATTCTCCCCTACAGGATTTCTGCCATACTTTTCATTAAGACTTTGGAACATAGTCCTCATTCTCTCTCTGAATAGAGCATGGTTTATCTCACTGATATAATTACCACTCAGATTACCTTTACTATCTCTCTCAAACATCCACTCAGTGTCTTTTACACCAGCCTGTTCAAGTTTAATAGTGGCAGCTTGCAGTTCTTTCTGAATATCAATAGTCTTCAATCTGGCTTGTTCCTTGCTCTTTTTAACAGCTTGGTCCATAATCTTCAACATATAATCAGATGAATCAGCCATACTATCCAGCCATCTATCAAAGAAAGAAATATCTTCATCAGCTACTTTAACAAGTTCTTCTGCACTCAAGGTCTTCCCTTTGTACTTTCCAAATGGAACCACAAGGTTATCTCCTACAAAAGGCTTGATGAAATCAACAAATAAAGGCATAGAGATTGTATTGTAGTCCACTGCAAGGTCATTAAGCATTGTAGTGACATTATCTAATGCAACTCTTACTCTTTGACCATATCTATTGTCTGTGGACTTCTCTTCCTCTCTGAGAGCCTCTCTTACTGAATCAGCTATCCTCTTATAACTGTACATATAGTTCCTGATGTCCCTGAGTACTCCAGCCCTTTCATTAAGATTGGTTGCAGGAGTATTTCTCAATACCTCAAGCCTACTACTTACTTTCCTTAGTTCTTCAAGTGCATTATCAAGGAACATATAGATACCTTCAATCTCACTATTATCAGCTAATTCAAGCTCTAACCTATCTATTAATAACCTCTGATTTGCACTAAACTGACTGTTAGGATTTCTCTTTTCATAAATCTTGAGTCTCTTCAACTCATTATCTATAATCTTCTTCAAGAGAGTTTTATCTCTATCCACTCTTTCAGTAGTGGAATAGAAAGCCTCGGAGGTACTAATGTTCTCAACATTAATAGCTTCATCCATCTGTCCAGTAAGAATATCACCAGCCAGTTTACTAAAGCTACTTTCTGCTTCAAGCATTGCTTTTTGGAACTGTGAAGCACTTAATCCTCTAAAGAAATTTTTTACAGCATTGATAAACCTCTCCAGAAGGGATTTATAAGATGAAGAGGGGATAGGTTCAGACTGTAATAAGTGTTTAGCAAGTAATTTACCAGCAGCTTCTCTGGCTAACTTTGATTCATCACCTTTATACAGGCTATCATAAGTGTTGTAATCATCACCTAATATCTCGCCTACTAAACTATTGTTAGCCAAGTGATTAACCAGTCTATTGATAAGAGGATTATCACCCATTGCCTCAATAGCAAAATGAGCAAACTCTTCTGGTAATGCTCTTTCCCCTTTAATACCATCAGCAAGTCTAATCAATTCAATTATACCTGTTGCAGCATCTCTGGCTTGACTAAAGTCTGTTACTCCTGCCACTCCTCTTCTCTGTTCCAAGTCTGTAAGAGCACCTATCCCAATGCCATTAGCAGCTAATATCTCTCTCAATCTATTATTAAGAGTGTAATTATACTGCATATTGTTAGCTTCAAGACTATTCATCTTGTTTCTTACTCTGACAAAAGGACTGATATAAACCCTATTACTTTCATTGTCCCATACCTTCTCAACAGATGCAACATAGTCTTCTCTAAACTCTGATTGAGTATTGAATTGAATAGCCTTTTGGACTAACATTCTATAGTTTTCATCATTGTTCAGATATAACTTAGCTCTACCTGTCTTATGGTAATGTCCAATCTCTTCATTAAGGTTCTTTAGAATCTTCTGCTCATCAATAATACTTCTTAGATTAGTTTTCTTCAAGAGACTGCTTAGAGTAGGTTCACCATTTTCATCCATCTGTAACCTTGGATTCCAATTAGTAATAAAGTCACTACTCTTTGTAATGAGGTATATTCTTGTTGCCTCCTGTCTATTAGGGGCATAAGCCAGCAGGTCTTTAAATAACCTGCTGCTTACTACCTCATTTTTACTGTTCCTCACTTGAGGAATTATTGCACATTTCTTAGCCATATCTATAATTCATATAATGTATTTGCACCACAGATTTTATCATTGTTTGCATCCTCATACTCAGTATTAGGACTAATAGAATTAATATCATCTGCTTTCCCTTCATTCACTTCAAGTGGAGCACCATACACCTGACTGAAAGCCTCACTTGCAATATCTTGAGTCAGACTTGAGAAATCATAGTTAAGATACTCTGGCATGGAGTCATAATCAATATCAGCTTCCTGATAGGCTGTTATATCCTGATTTACATTAGGAGTATAATCCCTGTCATTCTTATCAATTACTGACTTCATTTCAGTAACATCCTTACCATATTCATACTCAATGAAACTGTTCTTGAATCCAAGTGGGTCTATTCTCTCATACACAGCTACATTAGGTTGTACATTATCAGCTTGTGTAAGCCTATAATATAGTGTACCTCCCTTGTATCTTCTTGCTATGTAATTAAAGAAGTCATAGGTTGTTTCCTCTCCTGTTCCTTCCCTCTTCCTTATTATCTTCTTATCACCACTGTTAGATTCAGTATCAATGGTTATTTTAACCATATCCAAAGCATCACCTTGTTCATCAGTGAAAGAAGTAGAAGCCTCTGTAGGAACCTCAGGAACCAACTGTCTGTTATCCAAGTGATTGTAGATGTACTGGTCAATAAACTGACTGTAATCATCCTCACTTTCCAACAATCCCCTCAGTGTATCAATATACTCTGGAACAGACTGTCTAATGGCAGTTGGTGCTAAATGAATGAAAGTAGAAGGTCCAAATGCAAATCCATTTCTGTAATAACTGTATCTGAATAAATTAAGAGCTAAAGCCTGAGCTTCTGGACCCATATATAACAATGATTGCCAGTCTCTCATATATCTTTCCCTAAGAGTAGGACTTAACTGACCAACATTCTTAAATACTACTGTATCTACAGGATTGTTTTGGTTAGCCCTTATTACTCTTAATCTCTTAACAAACTCAAGTTCAGCTATTTCAGGATGTTCACTCAATGTTCTGTTGAAATAATCAGGGAAATTATTGATGAAATCCCTTCTCTTATCACTGGATGTTGTAACCTTATCATCTGCTCTTAGGTTAGCTTCTTGCCCAAAGAATGATGTCTTGGACATAATATAAGCTAACAAATCATTGTAGATGTTATTGAGTGTCTTTGCATTTAACTTGCCTGTCTTAGTGTACTGTCTTAAGCCTCTCAACCCTTCCTTACCATCAATTACTTCTCTGAATGAAGAAGTGAACTGAGGGAAATATCTACTAAACATTTCTTGTGTTTGGTCAATACCAAGACTAAAGAATGCTTGTAAATAGGGTAATGGGGAACTTAATAACCTCTCTCTTATCTGGTCAATATCCATACCTTTCATACTGAAAGGCATAATAACATCTGCACCAGTTAAAGGGGAGTTTTCATTTAAAACCACATTAGTCAGGAAGTCATCAACTTTCTGTATCTTAATCTGTGTATCTGCAATAGTAGGACCTGCTGCACCACCTTGAGTATCTGCTCTTGTAGCTTGAACCAACTGTCCTAAAGCATCTGCTGTGCTCATTATTCTCTTAAATAAATAACCAGCAGCCACCTGCTTCTTATAGAACTCAACCTTTCTGTAGTCAGATGTCTGTGTCCTATCACTCAATTCCTCTACTTCCTTCTGGAGAATGATATTGTCTGCCAATTCATCTGCCATGAACTTATTAGATTTATAATTGTCATAGGTTACATCTTCCATCATTGCAGCCCTTTTCTTATAGTTCTCAATGACTTCATCAATGATTGTGTCCTTTCCTTTGCCTTCCCTACTCTCTCTAAAATAGGTATTGGTAATATCCATTACAATTGGTTGTGACATAATCAAACCAATCTCAACAGGATTATAGCCAAGCCTACTTAAAAGCATTGAGGCATCAGCAGTGAATGTATTCTGATTCAATGAAGCAAGCACAGGGTCTTTTACATTATCCACAGATGCAGCAAGGAAACCTGCATTATTCCTTGAGATATACTCCTTATTGTCATTCATCAGACCATGAAGAGAAGTCAGTCTCTTACCATTAAGTAAGAAAGAGCCATTCTCAGTATTAAGACCTAATTCAGTATGTTGCATCAAAGCATGGTTTGCATTATGGTTGGCATAAATACCAATCAATGCTGCACCAGTCATATTCTGCTGATGAAGTTGAACTTGAGTTCTTGGGTTAAGAGGGTCAAGTTTTTTCTTGAACTTCTCTGCCAATTTGTCAAGTTTCTTTAAATCCATACTCTGTAACTTGGAAAGAGTACTTTGATTTTCAGGAATATTCAGTTCCTTTCTTAGTTCAGACTCTCTACTGGATTGTAGAATGTTAATTATTCTTGCAGACTTCTTCTGATAATCAAAACCACCTGGGTTAAGCATCTTTGAAGCAGTGTCAGCATTAGTCAGAACACCCCACATCATATCAATCAGTAGATTGTTTCTGGCTTCAAGACTATTCTCTTGTGGAGACTTGCTAAAGTCATATTCAATCTTCTCAATCTTGTCCTCAGAAGATACTCTATACTTCTCTCTATTAGCTTTATATGTCTTCCAGAGATTGTATTCCTGACTATCCTTAGGAGCTTTCCTACCATCATCTATGGCTCTGTTTACACTCTGTCTATACTCCTTCAACATTTCAGGAGATACAGCTTTTCCTTGTGTCAATTGAGCAACCAAATCATCAACAAACTGTCTTCTATTATATTTAGGAGTTATCTTGAACTCAGGCAGCATAATATACAATTTATCCACATCAAAGTCAGAACCACTTAGGGTAGTAATCTCTGCTGGAAGCATAATTGCAGAACCATTTTGCTGGGGTAAGAAACCTTTAATATAAAGAGGAGCCATTGAATATTTGTCCTCTGTTGGTTGTATTGTTATCTCATAGATGTTTATTCTATGATTCTTTATGTTTCCATAAAGCACGGACTATATCTTCATCCCATTAGGATGTTGGGCACTCGTGGGTATATTATATTCTGTATTTCTACAGTTTCAATACCTAGTCTCTGAACCTTTTATAGTCATTTAAACTATAACTTGGCTGCTGATTGTCCCTATTTGTTAGATTTTTACACACTTGCATATTCCCAAAAGTAACCATATCTTTTCTGATGAGTCTTTATTCCATTTATAATATTAGCATCTTTTCTAATATTACCTAAAGTTCTCGCAGCTTCTCTTATAGATGAGAAAGTATTAATTACAATACCATTTTCATCTAATTGATTAACTTTTCTCTTCAATGGATTAGAATCTCTAAGTTTTAATCCTATCTTAATTGCCTTGTCATTATAGCAATTATTATAAGCCTTAGTACACCATTCTAAATTTTCAACAGAATTATTCTGTTTATTCTCATCTTTGTGGTTTATACATTCCCAACTATTAGGGTTTGGTATGAAAGTATCTGCTATTATCCTATGTACTGCAATGGTTCTTATTTTATTAAAGGTATCATATAGCTTTACTATAGGATAACCACCACTGTCAAGTACTGTAGACAAAGGTTTTAATATATTTCCTTGTCTATAACTAAATACTTTTCCACTTTTAGTTACTTTGTAGCTTGGATATTCTCCAAATCTACTTTTAATATCAAATAGTTCTTCTTCCATATAATGTTCTTGTATAGATTTATATGTACAAAGATACTATAAATATTTGAATTACGCAAATTTTGTACTAACAACCTCACAGGAGGTTCCAGCAATTCACCCAATTTATTTTCCATTAGCATTGCTGCTAAAGTGAATCCCAATCTTTCGATTAAACTCTATAACCAATCAACTTTCTCAAGCTGTCTGGTAATTTATTTACATCCAGTTCATGAGTACCTGCCTTCATAAGAGGTTCATAGAACTTCCTACTATATGCTGGCATATAAACTTCGAGATATTTGATTCTCTTGTTCTCTCCTTCACCTTCAAAAACAATCTTTAATTCATCAGTAAGACCATAGTCAGACACCTGAATAAGTGCTCCTCCTCTAATCTTCTGCTTAGTAATCCTACTCTTGATAATACTATTCAGCAATGTCTGTACTCTTTGGGATTGTACAGGGTCAAATAATGGAATATTGAATTGTCCTTTCTCATTGAGAGTACAAGCTCTAATCATATCAATTCCATATCTTTGATTACCTCTTAATTCCTCAAGAAGTATCTTCTCAACCTGTTTGGGGTCTTTAAAGATTTCATTTACATCAGCAAAAGCCTGAATGATATTCTCAGTGTTAATAGCATTATACATATCTAACCATTCCTGCTTAGACATTTCCCTACCATTTACATCAATCTTAACATCTGGACTAATATCTGCTGTAATCAGCTTTCTAATCTGAGTACCAACTAACTGAACTGCATCAATAGCATGTTCTGGAGTTGCAGTCTGAATACCATAATCCTCATAGCTTACTTTATGAACTACATTAGGATTCTCAACACCATTCTGAGTAGTGGCATTCTTAAGTACAGACTTGACATCTTCCTTAGTATTGACATTATTCAGGTCAATTACACCTTGTTTCCCAACCTTAGTAGTTGATTCAAATTGAACTACATCAATTCCATTCTCTTCCATGAACTCATTGATAGCCACAAGTTTACCTGATTTACCAAGTGGACCTGAAACTAACTGGTGCATAGCCATAAGAAGGAACTCTGAGTTCTTATGTTGAACTGGTGTCTTAATGCCTGTATGACCTTGAACTCCACTCATATTATTCACCTGAGTGTACACATAAGGTTTCTTAGTCTGCCAGATAATATTGAAATCAGCCATATCCCACTTGCCATTTTGGAAGTTATCAAAGGCTCTCTGCATATCATCTGTCCACTGACCAGACATATCAAGAATAGCTCTGTAAGAACTTAATGACCTGTAAGCCTGAGCATCTGCCACATTTACCTCTCTGAACTTATTCAAGATTAAATCTCTGTCTCTCTTTGACATCTCACCTTTCTTGACTCTTTCATCAAGTACAGTTGCAATATCATCAAGTGCAGAGGATACAATCTCATCATCCTTTAGATAAATAGTCCTCTCTTCCTTTCTACCATACTTAGAGTTGGTATTAAGTCTGAGAGCAGGAGCATGAACCTCCTTATATCTCTTTTGGAAGTCCTCTATATTCTTATAGAAAGCAAGGTCAGTTGTAGTGAGTTCAATGATTTGTGATGTAGCAAACTTACTATTCCAGAAATACTCTCTCAACTTAGCTTTGGCATTATTTCTAATAACCAAATTTCTATTGATACTATCCATTTCCTTAGCAGTAATCTCACCTCTCACCATCTTCTCTCTCAACAAGTCCTTAATACTTTCAAAAAGAGTAGTTGCTCTTCTATCATCTACTGGATTATTGTTGTTGTAATCCCTTAAAAGAATATCCATCTCTGTAGTCCACATTCCTTCAAGAGCCTTCTTTGCATTGTTCAAAGAAGTTGCTGTATTCCTGTTATAAGAACTTTGACCAGCATTTACACCAATTACTCCAAGATATTTGTACTTACCATTAGGCAGTTCTTCAAGTAAACCAGCTTTAGCCCATTCTCTGTAAGTCTGTTCAAACTCATTATCAAGAGCTTCTCTTACTGACTCTCTGATGAACTCTCTTAACTCAGCACCAGTTCCTTCATTCTGGATTCTCTGGAACCTATCAAGGAAAGTCTCACCATTGTCATATCTTACATCATTCAGAGCTGTAAGGAACTTAAACTCAGAACCTCCTTTACTTTTAACTTTCCCTTCCTCATCTCTGATTATATCATAGTTTGCAATAGGAGCAATGTTAGGATTACCCTTTTGATATTCAACATCCCTTTGGTTTACAAGAGCTATTCTATCTACTTCTTGATTAACCAAATCAACCATCCTATCAAGGATAATATCATCATACTTCATATACTCACCATCTTCTCCAATGATGCTATGATTGTCATACTTCCTGAATCTAATGAACTCAGCAGAAGGACTATCTGAAAGAATTGGCACATGGTAATTAGCCCATTGAATATCAGATTTACTGTTATCTGGGTCTCCAAAGTATTCTGTCAGTAATACTAAGGTATAATCCAAATCATCCCAGTTCTGATATGCAACCTTATCTGAGTTAAGTAGAACCTTATGGCTCAATCCTCTTCTCATTTCAGGGTTATTTACCAGTTGCTCAATCCAGTCATTTCTCCATCTACCATCCTTATAGAACCATTCATATTGTCCGAATTCATTTTCAACAAACTCTTTGAACCTTGCTTCATTACCCATAACATTCTTAAGCTGTTTAATCAACTTGCCAAGATAGTTAGGAGTAACATGGCTATAGTATGACTTATCATTTTCCCTCACACTACTTTCAATGGCATCTTCTGTTACTTCTGCAAGCATCATAGCTATGCTATTGTAAGCAGAACCAAATGTATTTATCAAATCCCCTCTCTTTTCAGTTCCATCTTCAAGAGTCTCAGATTTAACCTCACCTTTCTTTACACCACTGAATATGATATTTAATTGAGGAAGAAGCAACATAATTGGGTCTGTTGCAGTACCACCTTCATATTGCTTTATATTGGTCAGAGCATCCAATAATACACCTTGATTAGCATTGATACCAATCATATTAAGGAGCTTATTCAATGTCTTCCAAACCTTTTCATCCTGTAGGAGTTCCAACCTTTGTTCTGTACTAAGATTGGTAAATCTGTTATTAAGAGCTTCAGTCCATTTAAGACCATTCTCTGCATTCTCAAGATTCAAGTCTCCATTCTTGTCATAGATACTATCATCATCAAGCAGATTACCATTCTCATAGTTATCCCTCCATTCATCAAGTAGATAATAGACACCCTCAGGCTTATTGATAGCAATAGTTTCCATCTTGAAAGTACCATCAGCCTGTAGCTTCTTCTTCTGAATCCAGTAAGGCATAAAGTCCTTTCTGAAATCCTGATAGAACTGACTGAATAGTTTGGGTTCAGCCTGTAGCTTCTTGACTATTTGCTTAGTCCAAGGCTTGGTATTACCCAGAGTCTCCAGAAGTGGTAACATATCATCAGATGTAATCATATCTCTGAGCTTATCTATAAGGGTTGCATGAACATAGTCTGCATCAAGAAATCTAAGATTTCCTAAATCATCCTTATCATACTTTCCTCTGTAGTCAAGTTGGGGTATCTCTCTGATTACCTTTCTAACTTCCTGACTTAAAGACTCATGAGAGCTTACTTCCCTATAATTAGTCATCCATCCATCCTTGAAAGCCTCATCCTTTCCAAAATCATCAGCTTGTGTATCTACTGCACTATCTCCCTCTGGGGTATCATTATTAAGGTTGGCATCTTTAGGGGCAATATAATTAGGGTCAATCCTAATCCCCTCTGTAGCTATTAGTATAGTACTTGCTTCCTCAGCCAAAGGTTTGAAGTTATCTACTACTTTCTGATAAGCATTAGTCTTATATAATGCTTTCTTCTTTGCAGCTTCATACTTCTGTTCATCACTATATCTTTCAGAACCTTTCATACTATTGATTATATTCAGTTCTGATTGTATCCTATTCTCCTCAGAGTCAAGTATATAGTTATTGAAATAATCCCTTACTCTACTAAATAAGCCAGCAGGTGTATATAACTTGATTATCTTGAATCTATCAAGAGTTGCTAACTCTTCTTTCAGTTCATTGACAGCAAGTACATCACCTTCTTTTTCAGCATCAGCAATTCTCTTATTAAGAGTATCATTGTGTTCTTGCAGTGCTGTATCTATTTCATTGCTAAAGAATCTTGCAATCAGACTTGCCCTGTCTCTTCTTGTTCTTGGGTCAAAGTCTAAATCTACTTTAGCTTGTTCTTCCACAGTGGAAATTATTGGAGTATCAAAGGCATCACCCAGTCTTTCTTCTTGTCTTGAAGGAGTAGAAAATGAGAACCTACTCTTGAATGCCTGTTCATCAGATATATCTTTTCCAGATTTATCTCTAAACATAAAATTAGCAGTAGAATGAACTTCACTGGGTATTCCTAACCTCTGTGCTGCAATAATACCTGCCTCATCTATACCTGTTTGACCTCCACTTCTAATCTCAGCTATAGTAACTCCTTTGTTCTGAAGCTCCTCTAATATCTGAGTCACTAAGTCATTATAGTATGCTTGATTTTGGCTCATACTATAAATTCCATTTCCAGCTATGTTAATCTTTAGATTATCTACCTTTCCTTTAGCTTTAATCTGATTATAAAGATTTTCAGCTATTTCTGAAGCATTATTAGACTCAGTAGATAATATAGAAGAAACATACTTATTTTTAGCAGCATTTTTAGTCAGCTTCTCTCCAGCAGTATTAAAGTCTTGAGCCAAAGCTATGGTTATATCTGACCAATTAGCATTCTCTCTTGTCCTACTTGGGTAAGAATTGTTGCCAGAGGTAGAAAATTTTGTGTCTACCTTCTTTCCTTCTGGAGCCTCAAATGCAGGTGAAAGTGCTTTATCTAAAGCCTCTATCATTTCATCCTTACCTTTCCTTAATTCTGCCCTAAAGTTATTTAGTTCAGAAGCAGTAGGATAAGTGTCCCAGTCCTTATTATTCTTGTCTTGCCATAGCTCAACAAGTCCCTTGACTGATTCTATAGTTTCACCCTGTAATTTAGCAGCCAATTCTTCTATTGTAGAATTAGTTGTGATACATCTTTTACTCATCTTGTTATAGATTTATAATTAAATTTATGTGCAAATATAAAGGTTGTTTTCTTAATATGCAAGTTATTAAGGGTTTTCTTTTTGAGAGGTAAACCAAACTCTTTAAAAATAAGAAAGGGGAGACTTAGCTCCCCTAACTATTATTCAACTACATACTTAACACCATTGAAGATAAGTTGTTTGATTGTATTTATATTTACTAATCTGACTCCATCTTCATGTGCTTTCTTAAACATTGATTTTGCTACAGTCAGCCTTTCCTTAAATGAAGGCTTCGCAATAACTGTTTGTTTCTTACTTCCAAATGCCATTGTTTTTTTTTTTGTTTTTTTTTT